CTATTACGTCCAAAGCGATGGCAGTGTCTCTACTACCAGCACAAGCCCAGCGGTGAAGATAGGCCAGGCTGTCACTGCCACAACAATTAACATGATGGATTTGACATGACAAATCTAAGCGATCTTTTACCAGCGGGTGCGGCCAGTAAGCAGCTAAGTTTTACTGCTGATGGGGCGATAGCGCAAGGCGACACGGTAAGTTTAGAAACCAATGGAAAAGTTAAAAAAATAACCTCAGCGAACTCTAACGTCAGTAGGTTTTTAGGCATAGCAGACGCAGCCATATCCAACGCAGCAAGCGGCAAGGTTACTATGAAGGGCGGGATTGCAGCTAATGGTCTGAGCAGTCTAACGCCAGGAGCGACCTACTACGTCCAAGATGACGGCACACTTAGCACCGCATCTTCTTCAGTGACCGCTGGTAAAGCAATGTCAGCCACAAGCATCAATCTGGATTACAGCACATGAGCAATCTAAGCGATTTACTGCCAGCAGGTGGCGGCGCAAAAGTCATAACGGCCACGGCCAGTGGTAATCTGGCTACAGGACAAACCGTGATCTTGCAGAGTGACGGTACTGTTAAAGCGGTCGCTGAGGTTGCACATTCCGAAAACATCGGCAGTGCTGTTACATATGGAGCATCAAATCAAACTGAGTACCCGGCGGTTGTTTTTGATCCTGACAGCAACAAAGTAATAGTTGCATATAGGGATAACGGTAATAGTAATTATGGAACCGCTCGCGTTGGTACGGTATCAGGTAACTCAATCTCGTTTGGCACAGCGGTGGTTTTTCAGAGTTCAGGCACTAATCATGTAGACGCTTCCTATGATACAGGTGAGGACAAGGTATTAATCGCTTATCAGTCTTATGATGAGGGTAACGGCCCAGCAAAAGCAATCGTTGGTACTGTGTCAGGAACCAGTATTTCTTTCGGCTCTGCCTTAGAGGTCGAGGGCAATCAATCATTGTACGTTAATGTTGCCTACAGTCCTGATGCTGCCAAGCATATGATAATTTATGCAGATGGCGGGAACAGCAACAGAGGCGCAGCAAGACTTCTAACGGTTAGTGGCACTTCGGTCACTAGAACCAATCCAGAAGAGGTTTTTGAAAGTAATTCTGTTTCAGACCCAATGGCTGTTTTTTACGATACTACGAACGATAAATTTGTCGTAGTTTATAATGATAACAACACAAGAGGGCGGGCAAAAGTCGGAACAGTGTCCGGCTCAAGCATCAGCTTTGGGTCAGGTGAGGCTTTCTCTCCTGCAAGCGATACCGCTGAAGACATTGTAGCAACATTTGACAGCAATCTTAACAAAATAGTTGTCGCTTATCAGGATTACGACAATAGTAGACGGGGTGTAGCAGTTGTAGGTGAAGTGTCTGGAACCAGCATATCTTTTGGTACTGGTGTCGTATTTTCTAGTAATATTGTAGACGTTCACTCAATAGTTTTTGACTCCGTAGCAAACAAAGTTGTAATTCAATATCGAGATCAAAATAATAGTGACTATGGCTATTATGTGGTAGGGACACCTACTGCGGGTAACAGCATATCCTATGCAACTCCTGTAGCAATTACGAACTACAACAATAATTTTGGCGGTTCTGCTTTTGACACCAATGCAGGAAGAACAGTTATTGCTCTAAGTGATTCTACAAATAATCGAGGCAAAGCATATGTGCTTCAGTTAGCTGGCGCATCCACAAACTCTTCTGACTTCGTAGGCATAACCAACCAAGCTATCAACAACTCTGCATCAGGCGAAGTGGTTGTCGAGGGCGGGGTGATTACTAACGGGTCGTTGTTGTCACCAATAACGACAGCGAGTTACGGAAGTGAGGCGGTTTATAATACGGGTAATTCGAGATATCCGGCAATTGTTTACGACACAGCAAACGACAAGATTGTAATAGCGTACGCAGATTACGGTGACTCAAACAAAGGGAAAGCTATCGTAGGCACTGTGTCTGGTACGTCGATTAGTTATGGTAGTCCTGTAGAATTTAATAGTGCCAGCACAGACTATGTGACCGCAGTTTTTGATGCTTCTGCGGGGAAAGTAGTCATTGGATACAGAGATGTAGGGAACAGTTCATACGGCACGGCCAGAGTGGGAACTGTGTCAGGAACAAGTATCTCTTTCGGTACAGAGGTAGTGTTAGAGTCTGCTTCATCTGCGTATCTTGAGGCATCATACGATACTAACGCATCAAAGACCTTGTTTGTTTACAGCGATGGAGGTAATTCTGATGTACTTACTGCTAATGTGGGTACAGTGTCAGGAACAAGTATCAGCTTTGGTGGAGCATCTGCACTTTCTAGCGATACGGCAATATATATAGCAATCGCCTACGATTCTACCGCTCAAAAGCACGTTGTGTTCTTTGCAAATAATTCCAACAGTAATCGTGGGGACGCTTGTGTTGTAACAATATCAGGCACAAGCATGAGTGTTGGATCATTCACCACGGGAGTTGCAGCAAATGCCTTTAGAACTGCTGTGGCTTATGACGCTAATGCAAACAAATCGGTAATATTTTTTAGCGATGCGGATAACTCCAACATTGGGAAAGCAATCATAGGTACAGTCAGCGGCACATCAATAAGCGTTGGAACAGAGGTAACTTGGAATAGCACCAATGTGGGTTTTCACGGTACACCAGCGTTTTATGACTCCACTACAAATAAAATTATCATAGGTTACAGCGACACCGATGATTCAAATAAAGGAAAAACCAAGATAGGGACGGTTGATGGCGACACCATTACGTTTGGTGATGCTGCTGTCTTTAACTCTACCTCTACCAGTGGCGGAGAGATTGCTATAACTAAAGATACTGACAACAATAAAATTGTCATAGCGTTCAAAGATAATGGTAATTCAAACTATGGCACAGGCATCGTAGGCACGTTATCCAGCGGTGTGCCTAACTTCACAATCGGCAGCACCTACTACGTCCAAGACGATGGCACACTTTCCACAACGTCTTCCAGCGTAACGGCTGGCAAGGCAATAGCAAACACGACACTTCTACTGAAAGGGTAAGACATGAAGACAATCGTAGACAATGCAACGAACACATCCAGATACCTCTTTGCTGATGACAAGTCAGTCACGATGGGAAGCGACACAATTACTGTGGGCGATCCTGCTGAGTTTATCATTGGTGACCTCAACAGCGGCAACGCCACTCTTATCACTGGAGTTAGCGAGCCAACCGACTGGTACGGGTGCAAGTACACCTGTGCGAGTGACGGCACGTTCACGGCAGTAGAGGGTTGGGTAGACCCAAGAGAAGAGTCTGAATAGATTTTAGGTATGAGTAATGAAACGTCTATTGGTTTTAGCGATATGTAGTTTTTTTGCTATTCCTTTGTTTGCACAAACGCAGACTGAGATAACTACGACTGCCACAAGTACAAGTTCGTCTAACAATACCAATAATAACAATAATACGAACAATACAACTTATACGGGTGCGTCAACTAACACCAATACGAATAACAGCACTATCAACACCACTACAGATTCAACGAGCTTGAACACTAACGTCAACTCGATGAACTATGACGGTCTTATTGAAAATATAAATACCAGCACAAGCAATAACACCAACACCAATATTAACAACACGGTATCTACGAGCAGTGCTACCAACGTAAATACCAACACCAGTAATACTACGTCTAACAGCACGAGCTTTACGACAAGCAACAGTGTTAGTGACATTACCGCAATGAACACTAACAACAATGTTAGCAATAGTCAGAGCATTAGCGACTCAACACAGCGTGTTACCCAAAAGCTAGAGTCACCGCCACCTAGTGCTATCGCACCCAGTATTGGTAGTAGTTATAGCCAAGACCTTTGCACTACGGGCATATCTGGTGCGGTGCAAACACAGATACTAGGTTTATCCACTGGGCGTTCTGTCCGTGATCAAAACTGCGAACGTATAAAATTGGGAAAGACCCTGTACGACATGGGTATGCGCGTCGCAGCGGTAAGTCTCATGTGCCAAGACTACCGTGTTTGGTCAAGCATGATGAGTGCAGGAACACCATGTCCTTACGAGGGCAAGATAGGCGATGAGGCAAAGGTGTTGTGGGACGCAAACCCAGACAAGATACCGGAGCCAGACAGGAGGTTGAGGTGAAGCGTTTTACTTTACTCTGCCTTTTACCCTCACTCTCTTTTGCGGATCTCAACCCTACGGGCATGACCCAGGTCATGAGCGGAGTAGATGATAAGGCCGTTTCAGTAGAAATGGGTCATACGTTTCCGTGGTTGGATCAGATTTTTACTCATGCCTGGATGAGTACCAATGGTTTTGTGTTGATGTATAACCCAACCACCGGAGTTGGTAAACAGACTGCTCCGTTGTATGGGTATTGCTGTGATGGCTACACTCACGCCACTGGAATGCCGACTTATATGCCGCGAGATTATGGTTTGGGAAGCTTTTCTTACATGCTTGCGCCATTGTGGACTGATCTTGATGATACTAGTAATGACGCTAACGCAGGGTATTTTTATAAGACTAACGCCGACTCAACCAGCTTTTTATGGAACAAGGTTAGAGAATATGCCACCACAAACGAAAATACCTTCGGATTAACGCTAGATCGTACAGGTGGGTTTAAATTTGAGTACCAAGATGTCAATGTGAGCTTTCACCACAAGGCATTTGTTGGTTGGTATGGTGGCCCTAATTTTCCAAATGGTGATGGATACGGTGGCTCTTGGACACAAGAATGGGAAATGAATGGTTTCACCACCAATGATGTTCAGAACTATGGCGGCAGTACAACTTTTGGATTAAACAACGGCGTAGCTAGTTTAATAATGTCTGCAAGCACCTTAAACCAGCAACAAGGCGGAGGTGGAGAGGCAGCGTCCGCTCCACCCAGCTATGCAGAACAAGCTACAGATACAGTTTTTGGTGATTCGGCGGATGATTTTATGCATCTTGATCAGCCTGACGCTATGGGCAGACCACGGGTTCTGACACAGTTATCGCAACCACAGGTCTACCAAGATGCACCACAGCAGCAGATGTTTGGTGGCCCCCAGGTGATGGGTAGGGCACCCACGGGAGAGCCAGTTAGACAAGACCAACAACAGCAGCAACAAGCACCAGAGATTACCGGTGAACCAACACAGGTCGAAGAAGTCCGAGAGGCTAGAGCGGTTGAAGTTGTAGAAGCCGTTGCAGAAGTAGTCCAGGTTACACGCGAGCCAAGACCAGAGCCCGCCCCAGAGCGAGTGGTTATTAGAGCAGAGCCAGTGGTTCGAGAGGTGCAAGCTGTGGAAGCGCAAACCAAAGCTGCCTCGGTTGAGGTAGCCGCTGAGACCAGAGCAGAGCCCGCTGCTGAAAGAGTTAGCGCAGCAGTGAAGCCCGCAGTAGATGTCGTGGGTATCGCTTTAAGTTTGTCGGGACAATCGCAGTCATTTGGCTCTCAACCACAGAATATGAACATATTTGAGAATACAGGCCCGGATCAAGCTGTAGCAGGTATGCAACAGCAAATAACGCAAACAGTAACTACTCAGGCCGATCAACAGGAGTCTAACGGACTTACGCAAGAAGACTTAGCTCCTCCGAGTCAAATGCAGTTTGAGCAGGATTTCAACGATGCAATAGCCACAGGGCAGTCCATAGGACAATTTCTGTCCGCACAACTACCGGATTTTAGTCGGTTTGACGTAGCTCCCCCAAGTCAACAAGAGCAACGCACCGTCCAACGCGCCGAGGCCCAAATACAGACGATGAGTCAACAGGACCTTGAACAGAGCTTAGAAAATGAGTTGGAAGATATTGGAGACACTGGAGGTTTTACTGACCAGAGCCTAGCGGTGTTTTTGATTTCAAACAATCCGGCGTTTAATCAATACCAAAACGTGAATTTAACCGATAGGGAGTTTTATGAAAGTACGCAGATGTACCCAGACAATGCTCCTACGGTAGACCCAAGAGGATTGCTGCGTATAACCGGAACAGATGGATACAACGATTTAGTGGAGTTACAGTGGCAGAGGTAGAATTTGGAGACGTAAAGGTTTCAGGTGGCAAGTTACTGCTTGTTATACCGTTTTTGGGTAGTATTGGTGCTGCGTTATGGGGTGGTTTTGAGCTGTATCAAAGACTTCTTACGGCGGAAGAGGCGATAACATCGTATGTATCGCCTGATTTCAGCTCATATGATGAAGAGCTTGCTGTGTTAGACACCAAACTAGACGCTGCCGATGTGTTAATAGAGGCGGTGAAAAGAGCAATAGATCAAGATATTGTGGAGTTAATGAACAATATGGATCGTCTACAGTCCGACATAGACATTGTAGAGCGTGTTGCCAGAGACACAGATGACTCTGTCGTTTTAGCTACGAGAGAACTTCGAGATGATGTGTATGCTTTGGAAGAACGAGTCAACGACAGTTTAAGAGACATAGATAATGAATTGCGTGAAATGCGCGACGATCTTGAGGAAAGAATACAACGCATTTTAGACAATCCCTTAAATACTGAAGAGTAAAAATGCCACTTACAAAATTACAATTTAGACCTGGCGTAAACCGAGAAACTACCTCATATACCAATGAAGGCGGATGGTTTAACTCTGATAAGGTGCGTTTTCGTTTTGGCTTACCCGAAAAAATAGGCGGTTGGCAAAAGAACGGGGACAACAGTTTTCTGGGCACAGCTAGGTCCCTGCATACCTGGGTTACGTTGTCTGGCACCAAGCTCACTGGAGTTGGCACAAGTCTGAAGCTTTACATAAACCAGGGTGGAGAGTTTTACGATGTAACACCCATTCGCTCCACCACGGCTGCGGGTGACGTCACCTTTTCCGCGACCAACGGATCGTCAGTTATAACGGTCACGGACACGAATCATGGAGCAGCACAGAACGACTTTGTGACTTTTAGTGGTGCTGCTTCTCTTGGCGGTAACATCACGGCAAACGTGCTGAATCAGGAATACCAAATTACTGAAGTTGTTAATGTTGACAGTTACAAGATATCCGCTCGTGCTGCCTCCACCACCATTAAAAGCATCACTGTAGACGGTCAAATAAGCGCCACTCCGGTGACCGCTAACAGCTCAGACACAGGTAACGGGGGCTCTAGCGTCGTTGGTAAATATCAAATAAACACTGGCTTGACCAACGTAGTTACCGGCACAGGATGGGGTGCAGGAACCTGGGGTGGCGGAACTTGGGGCACTGCCTCCGCATTGACGGTGGTCAACACCCTGCGTATTTGGACGCAAGATAATTTTGGTGAAGACCTTCTATCCTGCGTCCGTGACGGTGGTATCTTCTTCTGGGATACCAGTGCAGACGCTCTTGGCACAGATCGTGTTACCGCTCTAGCGTCTTTAACGAATGCTGACGCTGAAACCCCCACCATAGCCAAACAGGTCTTAGTCTCAGATAGAGACCGTCACGTGCTTGTTTTTGGTTGCGACGGAGAGACTAGCATTGGCACCCAGGACCCCTTGTTGATTAGATTTAGCAGTCAGGAGTCTTTAACCACCTGGAAAGCAGAAGCCACAAACACGGCGGGGGAGCTTCGTATTAGCTCTGGGTCTGAGATCATCACTGCGGTGGAGACCAAAAGCCAGGTACTGGTGTTCACAGACGTATCTGTACACAGTTTGCAGTTCTTGGGCCCACCTTTTACCTTTGGTGTGTCCCAAATATCAGAAAACACTACAATTATGGGACCGATGGCAGCAAAAGCTGTGGACGATGCCGTTTTCTGGATGGGTTTCGAGGACTTTTATGTGTACAACGGGCAGGTACAAAAGCTGCCTTGCACGGTAAGAAGTTATGTTTTTAATGACTTCAATAGCTCTCAGTCGGAAAAGGTCACAGCGGCCCTTAACAGCAGCAACTCAGAGGTTTGGTGGTTTTATCCGTCTGCCAGCTCCACAGAAATAGATCGATACGTTATCTACAATTATGAGGAAAAGGTTTGGTACTTTGGTACTCTGCCTCGCACTGTGTGGCTAGACCGTGGGGTAAACAACTTTCCATTAGCGGCAAGCACAGATGGTTACCTGTATGATCATGAAAACGGTCTGAATGACGGCAGCACCAACCCACCGACGCCGATGACGAGCTTTATAGAAAGCAGCCAGCTCAGTATTGGTGAGGGCAACAATTTTGTTTTTCTCAGCAGGCTAATACCGGATATTACCTTTGATGGGTCCGTAACCAACGGTCCCAGCGCAGATTTTACGCTTCAGGCGAGAAACTTTCCTGGAGGTCAGTATCTGCAAACCAAAGATTCTGCGGTGACGCAAAGTGCCACGACACCAGTAGAGCAGTTTACCGAGCAAGCGTTCGTTCGATTGCGAGGGCGGTCTTTCGCTCTGAAAGTTCAGTCCGATAGCATAGATATGCAATGGCGTTTGGGCACCGCTCGTGTGGATGCTAGACAGGATGGCAGAAGATAGTGTCTTCGCGTAGCTTAACAAGGTTATTCTTTCCTAATGCGCCAGACACCTACCAACAGAGCCATCAAGCAGAGGTGCAGAGGGCGTTTTTGTTGTTTTTGCAGCAATTACAGAACCCTGGCGATGCACGGCACACGAATCTAACTCTGACTAACCTACAGTCTGGGGACGATCAGGGCCTTGAAACAGGGGCGGTATACGAGAAAAATGGGTTTCTTAAAATAAGTTTAGCAAATGAGCCAAATTTACGTGGATCATCCGCCACGGGTAGTGTGGGCTCTGTTACGGTGACAATATCATGAGCGATGAAACAGTAATTACGATGAACGACGGCTCGAACTGGCGGCCTGCTACTAGTGTTGATAGAATCCAGTGTGCATCTTGTGACAATTTGGTCGATACTCCTGCGGAAATAGCTTCCTACCCTTCAGGTCGGTGTCCCCAGTGCGACAATCCGTGGACTGGCGCAGAGAGCAGACATACCGAAATCACGGTCACTGCTCCAGAAGCGATAAAGGGTGAGGCTTGATGAGCGCAGAACTTTTTAGAGAGCTGTTAGGTAAAACTGTAGATACCGCTGTCAACGCCGGTATACAGTCCCTTGTGACCGGGCAAGACTACGGCGATGCCTTCAAGCAGCAGGCGGGCCTCGCTGCACTCACTGCGATCTCAGGCAAGGACTCCCCTTTAGACTTTTTTAGGCAGCAACAGCAGCAGCCTGGAACCCCTGTGCCATCCCGGCAAAATGTCACTGTTTCACGCGGCCGCACGGCCCCTACAATTCAAAGACAACCCGTTCCCCTGTCCCAAAAGCAACAACAACAAGTAGACTTTCTGGCTATGAATAAGGGTATATCGGAGGAGGAAGCGAAAGCTGATTTGTTTCCCTCTCTGTTTCCTACTGAAGTTAAAGATGTGAACGTAACCGACATCGACAATCGTGGGATTATGGAGGCTCTGGGCGACGTGGTTACCGGAGATGGCGGTAGAATGTCTGCTCTCAAACAGCTTTTCTTCCCAGACCCTGCGGGTAACCCGGATAGGTTGCGTAAATTTGGACCTTTGGGCGCGTTAGCGACGTTTCTAGCATACAAAGACGGGTTCTTTGACCCGGACATGTCAAATGTTCTACCGGGCCCGTATGGCGGTATTGGCAACATAGATTTGCAGGCCAAATACCCTGGCACGTATCGTCCAGGCGTACCTCAAGTCGCACGGCCCGCTGCTATGGCTGACGGTGGCTTCCCACGTAAAACGGGTGCTATAGCCGGGCCAGGGACAGAAACCTCAGACGACATCCCTGCTATGCTCAGTGACGGTGAGTTTGTGATGACCGCCAAAGCTGTGCGCGGAGCAGGGGACGGTAACCGAGAGGCTGGGATACGTCGCATGTACGACATGATGAACAATTTTGAAAGGAGTGTGGCGTAATGTCTAACGGCATAATGACCCAGGAGATCGTTGAAAGAGAAGACCCGTATACCGAGGCGTATAAACGGGGTCTGTTTGAGTCTGCCTTTGATCTGGTCAATCAGCGCCTGGGCTTTCAGCGTGTTCCCACAGGCAAGAAAGACGAAGCTGGGAATGAAATATTTGATATGGTTGAGACCGGAACCGGTCAACTTTTCCCTCCCACTCGCCAAGTTGCCGGTCTTACACCGATGCAACAACAGGCGCGGATGTTGACCCAGGAAAACCTGGGTGGCTTTATGCCGTATATCCAGGGTGGCCTTGGTGGTCTTCAACGTGGACAGGCTCTACTTGAACAGGCCGCGCAGTTAGCTGGTGAAACCCGTGAGACCCCTTTTCAATACGGAGAGGCTGGTGCAACAGCTATACAAGGAGGCATGGACGCATTCCGTCCAGGGACGTTAGATGACCCCAGCTCAGGCATATCGGCTTTTTTCAATCCGTTTGAGGATGAAGTTGTTGGGCAAGTGCAAAGAGACTTTGATCGTGCCAGACGAGAGCAGGACGCCATATCAGCGGCAACCGCCATAGATAAGGGTGCTTTTGGTGGTTCGAGGGCTGAAATAGCCAGGCAACAGGCCATCGAGGGTCTGAACCGTCAAGAACTGGACGCTTTGTCTAGACTACGCACAGCGGGTTACAGCGAAGCACTGAGTGCTGCACAGCAGGCACAAGAAGCACAGCAGCGTCGTGCCCTTACCGGCGGCGCATATCTCGGTAACATAGGCCAAGCCCTGGGAACCGTAGGACAGAGGGACGTACAAATACTGGGCGATGTAGCACGAGGCATTGGCACTATTGGTCAGCAAGAGGCTGCTCTTGGTCCGATTGCGGCCAGAGAGGCACGTTCTGATGTTTCTGCTCTTAATCAATTAGGTGGTCAGGAACAACTGGTAGAGCAAAATGTTTTGGATGCCATGCGGTTAACCAATATAGATCGACAAGAGTTTCCCTCTGACCAATATGCCTACCTACAGGATATTTTATCTGGAGTGCCTGCCAGAGCTTCAAAGGCAACTTACACCAGTAACCCAACACAAAGTGCTGCCGCGCAAGCCATCAGCACGGGAATCGCGGGCCTCGGAGCATTGTCAGCGGGAGTCGCATAGGATCAGATATGAACCTTTATAAAAGACCAATGTTTATGCAGCAGGGTGGGGCCGCTACCCCCCGCCTTCCCACTCCGACGGCGAATATGCCGATGGCACGAGCCCCCTCTGGCGCTATGCCGCCAATGAGACCGTCTAATGCCCCAATGGCTCCTGCTCCACGCATCCCTGCTGCCCCTTCACGGCCCAAGGCTCCTGACAGCCAGGGCATAGCCAGTATGGTAGCCGACAAGGCCAAGGCCGATCTGGCCACGGCCCAGGGTCCAGAAGAGTTAATCAACGCCTTCAGAGGCAATCAGAAGCCTATCGCTGCCCGGTATCAGGAGCTGGCTGAGTATGTTGGACCCAATGACGCTCAAAGCACACCGACCAGCGTCCTTACGATGGTGCAGCCTACAATCATGATGACCGAAAAAGGAGCTGCCGACAGCGGCATAGGTCAGTTGATGGCGGGGATGCCGCAAGCGAACGCCCCGATGCAGGGCAACATGGGCGCAGGGATCATGCGTCAAGCTCCTGTGAAAATGCAAGATGGTGGTGATCCACGCATGGCAGATTTTGAGAGCCAACAGGCTTTCCTGCAAGACACCCTGGGGCTTGATCCAGAGGCTCTTAGACGCAGAGCTACGTCTAGAGGGTTGATGCAGGCCGGACTACAAGGGTTGACAAGGCAGCCTCGTTTAGGCGAAAGCGCAGCGCAGCAAATTCTGCCCACTGTCTTTGAGGCCCTGGGTGCTGGCTCTGAGGCAGATATGGCTGTTGATCAGTTGATGCGACAAAACATAAATGCGCCTGCGGCGCAGTTTGCCTTAGACCAGGAACAAGCCAGAAAAGCTGCGGCTGCGGCAGCGGCTGAAAGAGCCGCAGAGTTGCAAAACGAAATGCTTTTAGAGAGGTATAAAAAGTCTATAGAGCCACGGGAACCCGATTTCAGGCAGTTTATAGACGCTACAACAGGACGTCCTGTTTCTGAACTAATCGACATCAGCACACCTGCGGGCAGGGAAAAGGCCGCCTCTCTTAATATGGGATTTAGAAACACTGCGATTTTGAAGAAAACAGGAGACATTGAACCAGGAACGGCAACTTTTGACGTCGATAATTTTAAGCGTCTTGAAATGCCTAACGGTGACGTCAGAAACTACAACCTTTCAAACCCAGCGGACCAAGCAGCATATGCTCAAGACTTGACAGATAATGGTGGTATAGAGATAGGTATAGAGGGTGAAATCCCCGAGGCGCTTAAAGCTCCAGACGCCATAGAGCTTAACGCAGCCCAAATAGAGGGTCAGTTTGCTGATTCCGAGTTGTTGAATCAACTACAGAATACGCAGGTCACCATGATTCCGAGGGACAAGCTGACTCGTCTGAATGCTGCGATACAACAGAAAACGCAAAAAGTTTTGAAACCGACTGGACAATTTGGTCCTACCGGAAACGAAATAATGACAGAAGACTTTGACCGACTGCCGAATGAGTGGAATGACGCCATTCTGGCGGCACGTCGTCGAGGCATACCTGTCCAGCTTCCCGAATATCTCCAAGAACCGCAGACCACCTCACTTGATGGACAAGAGGAAGCTCAACCAGACGGTGAAAAAACTGACATCTTTAGTTTGCAAGAGTTAAACAGCCTACAGTTCCCTGAATATCAGGAACAGCCGACTCAATTCGAACAAGCAATCATGAGTTACCCAATATCTGGTCAATTTGGAACTTGGGCTAAAATTGACAAGACCATTAACACTAATCTTCCCGCATTGTTTGGAATTTTAGGCCCAGGAGCCGCAGAAGCTGCTGCGGGCACACAAGCAGAAAACAATGCCGAAGCAGCGTTAAAGGGTTTTGAAATCATAAGCATTGAGGCTATGTTGGCTGCTCGGCCTGGTAGAGCTTCCGACGAAACGAGACGTGAACTTAAACAACTCTTCCCAGCTACTAATTCGCTTTTTACTAACCGACCCCAAGCTTTAGGTATGTACGACTTCCTTAGAGGACAGATGCAGGAAGATTTGAACCGAACTAATGGGTTCCTCAGTCAAAACCTGAGTCAAGAGGAAAGACAAAAGTTTAGTTTTGTTAAAGAAAACTTGGAAACACAATTAAGAAATTTAAACGCAATCACTAACGCTCTTCAGACTCAGGGCTCCGGTGCCACTCAAGCAGTGCCCGAAGCGCGGTTTAGAAGAATTTTAGAAAACATGGCCCAACAAGGTAGCATAAGTGCCCCTTACCCAATCAGCATAAACACTGGGAATTAACCAAATGGCTGATCAACCACCTCTTACAATAGTTGAAGAAGAAGAAAGACCCACTGATGACGTTTTAATTAGTCAGCAGGCGCAGTCTTTGACTATTCCTGAAACGAGGGATGTCCCGACTAATCTTAGTCCCATTCAAGATTTCAACAAAATCAACATAGATGTGGACAAGGCGGTAGGAATGGGGATGGATTTACCGTTCCTTACCAAAACGGTTGTTCAGGACCTGTATAAATACCAGGACGCCGAAGGTAATTACCAGAGACTTCCCAGTGGTTTTTACGATGCTATGAAAAGAGACGGCCTTGCTGATCAGCAAATATTAGAAAGGTTTGCCAACGTTCGTAACGTAGGGCCCTTTCAACAGTTCATGGAGCAAGCTGCCATCGAAGCAACGGCCACGGCTCCTGCAATAGCCGCATTCACGTCGGCAGGACCATACGGCCTTGCTCCCGCCATAGGGGCTGGATTACTGAGTTATCTGACCGGTGATGCGTACCGCCGCATGATGGCCCCTGAGTTAGAGCTACCCTATGCCAACAAATCTGGACTAGCGGTTTCCGGTCAAATATTTGGTGGCTCTGTCCCTGGCTTTCAAGTGCCCTGGCTGGCCACTAAAGGTTCGATTACCCTCGGCGCGGACTTTATTGGAAACAATCTAAGGCGAATGCCCTTTGCTACACCAACCTCTAACCTTTTAAGAAGAGGCGAAAATGTCATAGAACAGGGGCTTGAGTCCGCAAGAAGCAACCCTCTTGGCTTTGTTTTAAGTGAAGGTAAAGATGTATTTACAGCGGCAGCCGCTGGTTACGGGATGGAACAGTTTCAGCCCGGAGAGCGGGGTGGTGCTAACGTAGCTGCGGATTTACTGGCCGAAACAGCCGCTGTAATGTTGGACCCCGTGTCTCGAACAGGACGGTTTATCTACAACAAAGTTCCTGGCGTTCAAAGTTTGATGGAAAACATTTCTCTGGATAGGCGCATGATGAACGTCGGGCGTCGAATGGCAGAGATTTTAGAAAAAGCTGGAGAGGACCCAGAAAAAATCATTCGGTTCCTGCGTGGTGAAGACAATAAAGAATACATAGCTTTGATGAACCAAGCGGGGATTCCGTTTGAAGATCGAACCGCCGCGTTACAGACGGGCGTTCCAATCCTTTACTACCTAGAAGGGTTAGGGGCTCAACGTCAAACAGGGCGGTTTGGCTCACAAAGAGGTCAAGAGTTTTCTCCTGATGCGGCGATTGCCGAGCAACAGCAAAACGCCAGAAATGTTCTTAACCAGTTTTTAGCTGATTTAATAGAGTTTGACACGCCCGAGTCTTTGGCCATGTACGCTGACTTGCGTGATCAAAACTTTAGAGCTGAGATAAACAACGTAGTCGAAGGCGCTTACGAAGCATTTGATCGAGCCCGACAAAACGCATTAACGGGCGGAGAGGCTTTTGATGAAAAGCGACAGCTCTACAATATCTTCTTTGGCGAAGACGGTCAGGGTGGCGTATACGGGGACATTCGCAGACAAAGTCGAGTTTTGCGAGATTTAATACCTAAAAATATGTCCGTTTCACAAGCCGCTTTGGTGGTCCCTAGTGTTGATGATGAGCCAATAGGACCCGAGGGCTTGATCGACGTTTATAACCGTATTGGCCAAGAACTCTCCATTCGCGGCGAACGGCCCAGGCTCAGTTATGGTAGCGACTTAGTTAGCTTAGACAAAGTTCTTCGAGAGTTTAACGACTACGTCAACCCGCCAGATGCTTCTGACGTGCCCGAGTTGCCTTCCCGGCAAGAACTTTTTGAAATAGATGTTCGAAATAAAGAACGACAAATCGCTCGTAAGCGAGAAGAAGCAGCTAATGCTCCAGGAGACCGAAGAACAAGAGCTTATCGAGAACAACAGGCAGCGTTTGCTGATGACCTTCGTAGATTAGAAATAGAGCTTAACGATCTCAAGAGCAGTAGAACCGTAGAGAGAGCGGCTGAAAAAACTGTTGGTGAACCTACCGAAGGACAAGAAAGTGTAACCACAGGTGAGCTGTTAAACATGCTCGATGTCATTGGGCAGTCGAAACGCAACGCTATGGCAAAGGGCAATCAAAACCTGTTGGGGCTTTTAAATGAAATTGAGACGGGCGTAAAAAACAGTTTAGCCTTTGCTGGGCGTGAAGCTCCGGCAAGCTCTTCCTTAGCCTTTAGAAAAACATCTCCCGGTGGTCAATTTCAAGTTTACTTTGACAACTATTTAGCTTTTGAAGACGAAGTAAACAACGTTTTTTCTCAAGCCTTCACTGGACAAATGCGTAGGGACATAGCTCCAGAGTTAGCCGGTTACGCGCTGTTTGACAACTTGGGTGATACAACGCTTCTTCGTTTAAGACAAATGGATGACGCTGCAAATTTCTTGATGAATTACGACAGCGCAAGTGGAGTTAACGTAAGTGCGGATTTAGATGGCGCTTTGTCTGCGGCCAATGAGTTCGCTGCGGCAAGTAACGTATTAGACGCCGCTCAACTCACAGAAATGCAAGACAACTTACAAAGCGGCGAGCCTTTACTGCGAGCAACACAAGACCGTGTGTTGAAGGGGCTGTTAGATAACCCTCGTTATTTCAGGAAAGTCGATGTACAAGACGCTTCTGGAAACTTTGTGATGATTCCCGATCCAGATAACCCTGGAAGAGAGATGCCTTTACAAAGGATAGAAGCGCAGGATGGCTTTAATCGATTCCTTAACGATCCGGCTGTGGACAACGTCTTAACACAGTATTTCCCAACGCTTCGTAATGACTTACAAGATGTTAACTCTCTTGATCGCATTTACCGAAACATGCAAAACCGAGAGGGAAATCTAAATAAAGAAATTGCTCGCTCAGATCGCTTTGTTGAATTCTTTCAAGACCGAATGGATAACCCCATTGAAGGTATTCACAGAATGTTGGGTACGCCAGGGCAGGACCGAATTACAGGCAGGGCTAACCCGGTAAGAGACTTTAGAAACATAGCCACGGCTGCCGCAGAATCGGGTGATGCTCAAGTCAAACAGGGTTTGATAGACGTTGTTTTAAATCACGCTTACACGCTTTCAGGTGGTTTTTCTCCGTTAGACCCTCAAACCAATCTTCAACCATTTAATTTGAAGATAATGCTTCAATATTTGAATGACCCGATGGTCCCAGGACAGAGAGATTCTATTCTAGACATTTTGTCCGAAACTGACGTGTTGGAAGAGGGTAACCGTCAGATTGGTCAAATCAATGCAGTCCTTCGACAGATGGATAAGATAGATGCATCTCTTGCACCAGCAAGGGGTGTAGAGCTTGATCCAAAAAATGCGGCACAGGTTGATAAGGACCTCGGAAGCGACATAAAACGTAAGTTAGAAGAAGCTGGTGTCGGTATATTCGGTGCAGGCATAGCTTCAAAAATGTACGGCTTATTAGCCAGGGCAGGCATTGTTGGTGGTCAAGGTTCGCTTATCACGTCTGCTCTTGGTGCCAGCGTAGCTAGAGAAATATTGAGTAGAAACCCTCAACTAATGACTCAAACTCTGATGACTCAGATGCTAAAAGAACCGAAAGTGATGGCAGATATTTTGGAGTTGAGCAGAACCTACAAGCCCGGTGACAAGCTTCCTCGCCCTCAACTACAGCGTATGTATACTTTTTTACTTGGCGGTGGCCTAGTGCCCGTGGGCACTGAATTCAGAGATTTTGCTGACCGTTACTACGGACGTAGTGAAGAACAGATACAGCAACGTCGAGAGGCCATTAGAACGCGAGGTAGACAGACTAGCGACAGCCCTTTTGCCACACAGCGACCTGTACCCCCGCAAGCCAGTGCGCCACAAGTCGCACCACCCCCCGTGGCTCAGGCTCCAGCGCCAACGTTTCAAACGCCAGCACCCACGGCTCAGGCGTCACGGGTCAATCGTCAGCAGTTTGCTGCGGCTTTTCCGTTTGACGTTACTAGCGACGTGATTAGATCGCAGCAGGGCATAGGCTCTCTACGTGGATAAGCAAGAAAGATCATCCCCTTCGTTTGAGATGGTTGTCACCGCACAAAGGGCTCCTAGCGGAGTTCAAAGCATGGCCACGTCAGAGGAGCTAGAACTGGCTCGCCAAGCCTACGAACAGTTTGCCGATCAAGAGATGATGGCAGACATCTATAATCGACTTAACCAGAATGTCGCACCAGGAGGGATATTCGGTCTTTTGCCCTATTTGGGTCAAAGTCGTGATGGGGGCGCTAGGTTTAAAAACGTAACTGTCGTACCTGGATCAATGTATGATCCAAACAGGGAGGCGCTATATAGAAGAGAGGGCGTGGGTCAAGTAGATAAGCAGGGCTTTGCCTTAAATGAGCAGGGAGGGTTTCCAACTTACAGTCAAGTTTTAATTGACCGAGGTTTAGAACCATTACGCCCAGGAGAAATATTCCTACAACAATACGCAGACTCGGCTGTTGCAGAGGATTCTAAAGATATTGTCTTTGGCAAACCCGTCAGTCCTGGCCTAAAAAGACCGGGTGAAGCGGCGGCTTTGACGCACGAGTTTGTTCATAGAGGCTTCAACTCTGCAATGTATCGTGACTTTGCCGACTGGGCAAAAGAAAATTTAAGCGAAAAAGATGCTGACATTATAGAAAAACCTTTAAAACGCAGCAGCTATAACGAAGACTTGGCCTACACTATAGGTCGATTAGCCGCAAGCCCGCGTGGAGAATCGCCAGAGGAGGCTTACGATGACGGGTCTTATTACCGTTATAATGACCGGCAACTTGGCATAAGGACTAAGAAAGAGCTTCATTCTGAGTTTGTAGAGGACTTGGAGACCATCGATAAAGGTCTGCGAGAGTTCCTTACTCCCGAACGTCTAGAAAGATACAACCTTCGAATGCCCATTCGATCTCTTCCGCCTGAAAAACCTGAAGAGCCCGAGCAAGAAAAGAAACCCCTCTTCAATGACCGAATCCTCCAAGCTGTCTTAGACAGACTTTTCAACTAACGTAACCATTCCTTGGGGTCCTCTCCTAGCACCGTGCTGGCAAGGTTTATCTTGTTACGCAGGGCTCGTAAGATGACTTCGTCAATAGTGTCAGGCGATACCAGGTCTACATAAGTCACCGACCTGTCCTGCCCAATCCGATGAGCCCGGTCCTCAGACTGCAACCGTATCTCCAGGTCATAGCTGTTAGAGTAGTAGATCATCGTGTTGGCAGCCGTCAGAGTGATGCCGTATCCCCCAGTTCTGGGCTGTCCCACAAAGAAACGCAGTGGCGAGTCCGGGTCCTGGAACCGCTCAACAATGGCCTGGCGTTCGTCCTGGGGCGTGTCACCGTAGTAAATTGCCACAGAATCCTCACCATATGCCTTGGTCAGGGCCTCCTGTATGTTCAGAATGTCCTGTGTAAAGGTAGCCCATATTATGGCCTTTTCGGGCACTTCTTCGACCACGGCCAACAGCTCAGTCATTCGGTTGTTTTTAATATCTTGTATCTCACCGTCATCGGTGCGTAATGATCCGCAGGCTATCTGCTGCAAGCGCATTAGCTGGGTCAGGACACTTTGAGTGGTGGCCAACTCCCCGGATTCTACCTGGGCTAGGGCCATTTCCTTCATTTGGTTGTAGACTTTCTTCTGCTCTGTGGTCAGCGGTACTTCACGCTGTGTGTACACTTTGTCAGGCAGGTCCAGACACTCACATTTTAGGACTCGGGTAGAAAAGCCGTTTAACTTTTGAGTCAACTCGTCCAGCTTACGGTATCCAACAATATGTTGAAAGCTGCGATGTCCCATAGACCGGCGCTGTATCACCGCATACCGACCCTGAAAACTGTAAAAACTTTTAAAACCCAGAGCGTCGCTGTGCAAAAAGTCACACTGGCTGTATAAATCCATAGGACTTTTGGTGATCGGACTGCCTGTTAGTATGCGCCGGTATTTTGACACCCCCGTCAAAGCCATGACGTTTTTCGTGCGACTGGCCTGACGGTTCTTAATGGTCGTGGACTCATCTATCAGGCAAAAGTTGTTGGGATTGCGCTGTAGAAACCGGTACGCGCTCTGCGCTCCCTTCTTTGTAGACAACGCTTCAATGTTCATGACCAGGATATGCAGCGCCTTAGATTCGCCGCGTATCGCCACATCTTTAATTTCGTTTGTGAATTTCTGCGTAAAGTTGGGCTGCCAACGCACGATGCGACATTCAATGTCATCCGGCAGGTGTGTGGGAACTTCTTTGCGGACCCAGTTGTCAAATACACCTTTGGGGGCAATCAAAAGCGCGGTGTCTATTTCACCGGCCTGGTACAGCGCCCCCATCGTGTCGATAGCGATCTTTGATTTGCCTGTACCCATCTCCAGAAAGAGGGCATAATATTCGGCCCTCCACGACTTTTCCCAGATGTCGTGCTGATGTTGATACGGTTCTGTTTTAAATTTGTAATTCATAGTTGCATATACGAGTTTATATGATTATCATGTGTGGCTCAAGTGTTCAAACGACACTTTAACCACGAGGATGACATATGAATGATCTATTTGCTGAGATGGAGGCCGATCAAGCCGAGACCTCCGAGTTGCACAGCATCAACACTGAAGGCTTGAAAACTATTGCCGAGATGGCTCGTGCTGTCGAAGCACAATCCACATTGGTGTCTGGTCTCGAAGATCGTGTCAAAGAGGAGAAGAAAAAGCTCCTCAAGCTGACCGACGAGGACCTACCGGCACTGTTGCATGAGATCGGTCTGGCCAAGTTCGAACTGGACGACGGCAGCAAGATTGAACTCAAGCCGACCTATGGAGCGCACATCAAGGTAGACAACCGCGATGCGGCTTTTGGCTGGCTAAGAACCAATGGCTTTGACGACATTATTAAGAACACCGTCGCTTGTGTATTCGGTCGCGGTGAAGACAAGAAGGCTGAGACCTTTATCAAGGTCGCGCATGACGCCGGTGTCCCTGCCTCCCAGAAAGAAGAAGTTCATCCCAGCACACTCAAGGCTTTTGTCAAGGAGCGTGTTGAGAACGGTGAAGAATTTCCTATGGACCTATTCGGTGCATACGTGGGCCAACGCGCAACTATCAAGAAAGGAACGAGATAATGAGTAAAGTAGCAGAAAAGAAAGAAAGCAACGTCGTGGCGTTTGATGCGTCTGTGTTTGAAGAAGATGCCGGTATCGGCCTTGGCCAACTAGGTCAGGAAGATGTGGCACTGCCCTTCCTCAAGGTGTTGTCCCGTCAGGACCCCATCCTTGATGACCTGGACGACGCCAAAGCTGGCGACATCTACAACACCGTGACTGGTCAGGTCTGGAAAGGCAAAGAAGGCATCAGTGTGGTGCCCTGTGTCTACCAGCGCCGTTACATTGAGTGGGCTCCCCGAGGCACTGGCACCGGAGCGCCTATCAACATCTTCACGCCAGACGACCAACGGCCCAAGACTGAGCGCAGCTCAGAGGATAACCGCGAGTATGTGGTTGACGGCCAAGGCTCGTACCTTGAAGAGACCCATCAGCATTTTGTCGTCATCATTGGTAAAGACGGCACTATGGAAACCGCGTTGATTGCGATGAAGTCCACGCAGCTCAAGAAATCCCGCAAGTGGAACTCTATGGTTCAGTCCCGCACAATGCAGGGTAAGAACGGTATGTTTACACCACCGCGTTTCTCGCACGTGTATGCCCTCAAGACGGTGTCTGAGGAAAACTCGAAGGGCTCGTGGCACGGCTGGGAGATCAGCCTGAACGGCCCCGTAGAGGACGCTAACATCTACCAGTCAGCCAAGGCGTTTGCCACGTCTATCCTGGCTGGTGAGGTCAACGTCAAGCATCAGGATGAGTCGGCAGACGTCAATACTGATGACATTCCGTTCTAACCAAGGGGGCCTAGTGCCCCCTTTCCCCGGAAAATAATATGGATAACGCGAAGAGATTCGCGGGGATTTTTGACGGATTGCGGTGTGCCTACGGCACTTATCGGATTGATAGAACGAATCAAAACGGGAAGAACACTGGCAAAGCGCAGGTTATTAAGTCTCCGCGCACAGACGACTTATGGGAAGGCCACCTTAGTGGCGAAGGAGATGCCATAGGCATCATACCCATTAACGAAGATAACAACTGTAAATGGGGTTGCATCGATGTTGATACCTATCCGCTAGACCTAACAAAGCTGATTCAGGACATACGGCGTTTGAAACTGCCGTTAGTGGTGTGTCGCTCCAAGTCAGGAGGGGCTCACTGCTTCCTGTTTACAACCGATTGGGTGTCCGCCAAAGACATGCAGGAAACCTTGCAGACGGTGGCCGCAGGACTCGGTTACGGCACCAGCGAAATATTCCCCAAACAGAAAAGCCTGAACCTCGACAGAGGTGACGTAGGTAACTTCTTGAACATGCCGTACTACGATTCCGAGGAGGGTTTGCGGTATGGCATTAAAGACGATGGACAGTCCGCCACAGTTGAAGAGTTTTTCGCGCTTCACGAAACATATGCTCAGACCAAAGAGCAGTTGTTAGCACTTACTATCGTTGAAGAAAAGAACATCATTGTCAAAGATGGTCCACCCTGCCTGCAAACTCTCTGTCGTCAAAAAATATCAGAGGGCGGTAGAAACAATGGTCTGTTCAATGTGGGCGTTTACTTACGTAAGGCGTACCCGGATAGTTGGGAATCGGAGATTATGGTGTACAATACCAAATACTTCGACCCACCCCTCCCCCTTCCTGAAGTCACTCTGGTAGCTAAACAGCTCAACAAGAAGGACTACGCCTACAAGTGTTCTGACGCCCCGATCTGCGACTATTGTAATGCCGAGGTCTGCAAGACCAGGAAGTACGGTATCGATAGCGCAGTATCGGGTGCGACCATAGCTAACCTGCGTAAGTACAACAGCCTACCCCCGGTCTGGTTCATGGATGTGAATGGTCACCCACTTGAACTCGACACCGATGCTTTAATGAATCAAACCGCCTTTCAACGTGCTTGCGTTGAGCAACTGAACTTCATGCCTCAGTCCGTTAAGAAAGACCGATGGGAAGGTCGGATCAACGGATTGCTGGGTGAAATGTCTGAGACTGATGGTGCCATTGTCGAGGTGTCACAAGACGCCAGTGTCACGGGTCAGTTTTACGATTTATTGGAAGAGTTTTGCACCGCTATGCAGAACGCTGAGAACAAGGATGAAATCCTGTTACGGCGTCCATACACAGATGAAGAAGAGGGCCGCACGTTCTTCCGACTAAAAGACTTCATGGCCTACCTTACAAAGAATAAGTTTTTTGACTTCAAGTCACACAAGGTAGCGCAACGCCTTCGGGATATAGATGGCGATTCTCTTGTCATAAAGATAAACGGCAAAGCTGTAAGGGTGTGGAGCATACCTGTGTTCGAGACATACACGTCCGGTGCAAAGACGCCAGAATTAAGGTCAAAAGAAGTGGAAGCACCATTCTAATGTTTCGCATCTTTGGACCTCCCGGTACAGGAAAGACAACCAAGCTGCTCAATATGGTAGATCAGGCGCTTGAGAGCGGCATACAACCGAGCCAGATAGCTTTTCTTGCCTTCACTCGCAAAGCGGCTAACGAAGCTAAGGAACGGGCCTCAGAACGGTTTCAGCTCAACCCAGAGACCGACCTGTTTTATTTCAGGACTCTGCACAGTTTTGCCTATCGTATGCTCAACATCAAAGAAAAGGACTTAATGCAAGCAAAGCATTACAGAGAGTTGGGTGCGATGATTGGCTTTCAGCTCAATCAAGTAAAAAATTCGGATATGGACGGTGGAAAAGCGGGTATCAGCGAACACCCGATACTGTCGATCATCAACTTAGCGCGGCTCAAGAAAATATCACTAAAGGCACAGTACAACCTGTCCAACATCCGCAGCACTTGGCATGAGGTTGAATACGTGGCCACATCCTATGATGACTATAAGGACACTAACCACCTGGTGGACTACACCGACATGCTGTCGCTGTTTGTCAAAAGCTACGAAACTACCTGTCCGTCATTCAAGCTGTGCTTCCTAGATGAAGCGCAGGACCTATCACCACTACAATGGGACATAGCTCATGCCCTCGACGACAAATCAGAAAAAATGTACTGCGCCGGAGACGACGATCAAGCTATCTATCGATGGGCAGGTGCAGACGTTGATCACTTCATCAACCTTCCGGGCGGAAGTGAAGTTCTCGAACAGTCCTATCGAATCCCAAGCAAAGTACACCAACTCGCAGAAGGCATTGCCAAGCGAATCGTTCACCGTTTCCCCAAGGCATACAAACCTAAGCGTGACATTGGAGAAGTCCTAATCATATCTGACGTGCGGATGTTAGACATGTCTGAGGGCTCCTGGCTGATTATGGCACAGGCCAACTACATGCTGGCTCCGGTGGCGGAACTACTCAAGTCCGGGGGCTATCTATTCGAACGCAACGGCGTTCGCTCTATATCCGAAAAGTTATCCACAGCCGTCAACTCATGGGAACGGCTGCGTAAAGGTGCCGCAATCTACCGCTCATCTGCCAAGGCTGTATACAGCTATATGGCAGGCAATGGAGAAAAGATTGCGCGAGGCAAGAAGACCATTACTGGTGATTCTGGAGACCTCCTAACATACGACAAACTGGTGGAAAACCACGGGCTGCTTGCGTCCAAGGATGAACCTTGGTTTGAAGCTCTAAACAAAATCCCACCAACGGAACGAATATACATCACGGCTCTACTGCGGCGCGGCGAAAAGTTTAACGCCATACCTCGCATCCGACTGTCCACGATTCACGGGACAAAAGGCGGAGAAGCAGAGAACGTGGTGTTATTCACAGACCTTACGCAGGCAGCTCTGGACACTCCCGGCGATGATTTGCACAGAGTGTTCTACGTGGGGGTTACACGAACTATGTCTAACCTCTTTATCGTTGAACCAGAGGACTATCAGAGGGCCTATTCCATATGAAGAAAGAGGAATTTGACAAGCTCTACTACAACGTCTGCCCGCAATGTGGGCTGACGGCTACATCCGTAGCGGATACAGCAACCAACACTCGTAAGGGCTGGTATTGCGAACACTGCACACATTTCAATCCAGCCATAGGCAGAGAGACCATTTGGAGAAGCACTAATGGCCACGGGTAAACTACAGATGGCGATGTTTCCGCCAAAGTCCGACTGGCTTCCCCCAGAGCATCCGTTCCCTGAAGCCATACTAGAGGCAAAAGAGATTGCCATAGACGTCGAGACCCGCGACCCGGACATCAAGTCCAACGGCCCTGGATGGCCAACCAGCAACGGTGAGGTGGTGGGTTACGCCATTGCGGTTCCCGGCTGGAAGGGCTACTTCCCTGTGGGTCATCTTGGCGGTGGCAACATGGACAAACGGCAGATCAACAAATATCTACAAAAGGTGTTCAATACCCCCGCAGACAAGATCATGCACAACGCCCAGTACGACCTGGGATGGATCAAGTCTATGGGCTTTGAGGTCAAAGGTCGCATCATCGATACCATGCTGACTGCGTCGCTTCTGGACGAGAACCGGTTCAGTTACAGCCTCAACGCGCTGTGCTACGACTACCTCAACAAAACCAAGTCAGAGAAGGTGCTGACTCAGGCTGCTGTGGAGTTTGGACTCGACCCCAAAGGCGAGATGTGGAAGTTGCCCAGCCAGTTCGTCGGTCCCTACGCGGAGGTGGACGCTGAGATTACCCTGGAGCTGTGGAACCACTACAAGACCCTGCTCAACAAAGAAGAGCTATGGCAAATCTGGGAGCTGGAGACTGCGCTGCTGCCGTGCCTTGTGGACATGACTATGCAAGGCATCCGGTTTGACGTAGACCGCGCTGAACGGACCAAACAAGAGTTGCTCAAGCGTGAAAAGGCCATGCGTAAACGCATTAAAGAAATCGCCGGGTCCGACGTAGAAATCTGGGCGGCTGCCTCCATAGCCAAAGCCTTCGATAAGGTAGGGCTTACCTACCCACGCACGGACAAGGGCTCTCCCAGCTTCACTAAAGCATTCCTGAACGATCACGAGCATGAACTGGCACAGTGCATCGTTAAAGCCCGTAACCTGAACAAGACCCAGGGCGGATTCATCGACGGACTGCTCAAGCATGTCAATAAAGACGGGCGGGTACACAGCCACATCAATCAGGTGCGCTCCGATGACGGGGGCACCGTCTCAGGCCGCATTTCTATGAACAACCCCAACATGCAACAAATCCCGGCCCGCGACCCGGAGCTGGGCCCGATGATCAGGCAACTGTTTCTACCGGAAGAAGATCAGCAGTGGGCGGCCATAGACTTCTCACAGCAGGAACCACGCATCCTGACCCATTACGCTAAGGTATTTGGGGACTATCGCAAGATGCCTATGGAAGGCGTCGAGGAGTTTGTCAAAGGCTACACCGAGAACCCTGACATGGATTTTCATACGATGGTGGCAGAGATGGCAGACATCCCACGCAAGCAGGCAAAGACCATCAACCTAGCCATGATGTATGGCATGGGGGCAGGCAAGCTGGCGGACCAACTGGGCATCGACATGGACGAGGCCAAAGCCCTCACCAGGCTGTACCACGACCGCGTCCCGTTCGTTAAGAGCCTGACCCAAGGGGTGCAGAAACACATCGAGAGCGCCAAGTCTAACGGCACCATACGCAGCCTGAAAGGTCGCAAGTGCCGGTTTGATATGTGGGAGCCAGACACGTTCGAGATGAGCAAGGCCATGCCCTACGAGGAGGCCGTCAACCACTACGGCCCAACGACCCGGCTTAAAAGAGCCTACACCTACAAGGCGGTCAACCGGCTAATTCAAGCATCCGCCGCAGACATGACGAAAAAAGCGATGGTGGACATCTACGAATCAGGGACCACGCCCCTGCTACAGGTGCATGATGAGCTGGCTTTCAGCGTGGAGTCTGTGGAGCAGGCCAAAGAACTGGCCCAAATGATGGAGAATGCGCTACCCCTGGCTGTACCCAACAAGTGCGATATAGAAATGGGTGCAAATTGGGGTGAATTTTCCGAAGTTAAGCGGTAAAATATACGATAATCTTATACAGGAGAGTGAAATTGGACACAACCAAATGGAAATCCGTGCTATTGCCACGTGAGGTCTATGATCAACTATTTGTTGTCTCGAAAGTGGAGGGACGCACATTGTCCGGGCAGCTCCGAATAATTTTCGAGTCCTGGGTTGCAGAGAACCTGAGCCAGAAAGACCGCGAATTCCTGAGTGACCAGGTCGAGCAGAAGCGGATCGACGAAGGTCGCCCACGGCCCGAGTTCAGGGCATGAGGTTTTCGGTTGAGTTTGAGTCCCTGGAAGAAATGCAGGAGCTGGAATCAAAGCTCGCTAAAATAGATGACCTGACAGACGCCGTTGAGGACCTAAAACAGATCAATGAAGAACTTCGAAGGACATTGGCAGGTCTACTGCAAAATATGTCTGTAAAGCGGGGTTCTGCTCAAGAATCTGAGTAAAACAAGCCGGACAAAGCAGCGACACTATTTCTGCCTCCGCTCCTTTTCTGTGATATTCAATTTCAATATTGAAATCAGTCTCACAACGGGAACATTCGAAGGTTTTAACTTCGGACACGACGGTCTCGGTATATCCAATCCCTAACCGTATCAACGGGTACTTCATAGGCGTTTGCTATCCACTTGATACTACGCTTCTCTTCGTTACGAGCATGGCGTACCGCCTGGACCTTGTCAAAATCGTATTTCTTTTCAGCCATTACTGGTCTCCAAACTTTATACACAAAGTATACCAGATTTTTTTGTGTAAAACAATTTGACTATGCACTCTTATATGAATATTATGTGTATCTTTACACAGGAGGGCATATGGCACACAACCACAACTTAATACTCACAACCGAACAACTGAAGATGGTTCAGCGCATGGCTCAGGAATACGTCGTGGACTTGCGGGACGATTTAGAAACCTTGGAGCATGTAGCAGACCTCAAGAAAACCCCGCACACCCTTTCTAGAGCCCTGGACACCGCTCAATCTGTACTTAATGAATGCAAACAAACCTTGGAGGACCCCAGTAATGAAGGACATATCTGATAACCCCATGCGCGTAGAAGATGAAGACTACGGCAAATCTACCCCACGCTATGAAATCGACGAGGACCGAGCCTACGACGACCATTGCGACCGGCTCATGGCACAAGATCGACGTATCATTGCCGAAATACTGAAAGAAAACGTCTTCTCAGCAGAAGACCTTCTCAACAAGCTGACCGATTACGCTTGGGAACTCAGGAGGCATCCAGACTCATGAACGTAGACACAAAATTTATGAAATTTATGAAAGAAGGCAAGGAGATTGAAAGTGCAATTATGGAGATTCTTAAAAAAGATTTTGCAGAGGTGGAGTCAGGCACCGTCCTGGCGGCCCTACTGCACGTGACCGGAGCCCTAGCCGAGGAAGTCGAGCTGCCACAAGTCATCTGGCAACAAATGACCGCATCAATGGGCAGCGATCTTCCTGAAATCACAGAAGAAGAAAGACGGATGATGCACTGATGGAAGTCCTACTGATCGGTATAGTGGTCTCCTGGCTAGTGGTCTGTCACACATGAAGTGCCCCTCACTGACCACGGCCCGCAAAACATACCCAAATATGAGCAAAGGACGTTATGCGTCCTATAAGCGCGGCTGGGAGACCGCCGACAAACGTTTGACACCCGTTGGACGCAAGCGTAAAGTAACAAACGCTGTATAGTTATTCATTATTTCCTTGATTCCTAGCCCCCGGACTTGTTCCGGGGTTTTTTTTACTTATAATTAGGGGATGGGTACTTTTACAGACGCACAAAAACGTAAAATGATCAGAGAACTTAGAAAAGCTTCTAAGCTGCACTCTGGTCAAGCCGACAAATTAGAAAAATCGCTTCCGAAAAAAACAAAAAACACCACGAAGCGTAACCCCTAACCCTCATGTCATTCAGCGAAGACAATTTAGACACCGCTTGCATCTACGCTGAAAATGCCTATAACGACAACATCGTCGGAGCCACCAAAGTAGAGTGTGACAGAACGTCTACCACGGCTTTTGTCCACCGGACCCCGCATCTCGATATCGTCGTATTCAGAGGCACACAGCAGGTCAGGGACTGGATGTACAACGTTTTAAGCCTACCTCGACCGTATAAAGGTAGACTCTGTCATGCAGGTTTCGTCAGGGCCCATCGTTCAGTTTGGACGGAGATCAGAAAACTCCTGGACCCGGCCAAAAAGCTGTTGATATGTGGGCACAGCTTGGGCGGGGCCCTGGCGGAACTCTCCGCCTGGTCCTGCTCCGAGTTCAAAGACGCCCACCTCGTGACACTAGGAAAACCCAACGTATTCTTCCGACCCGTCTACAACGGCAAAATGCCCTGGTTAAAAACACAACTCTCCGTAGTCTGCGGCTCTGATGCCATCCCCCGAGTGCCGAAATTCTTCTTCGGCCCCGACGGTGGGCAAACCCAACTCTACTTCGATAACGCCACCGGTAAGGGACACGTCAATCCAAGCAAAGATTTCAAGAAAGAAGATTGGCAGGTAACCGACTCAGTGTCCGACCATTTTATGGACGCCTACCGCAAGTGCGTCGAAGACTTCGACAAGTCCGAACTCCCCCTCGATAACCTCAAAATTTGACCCAATCCTTAAAAGCCCCGAAAATAAAGGGTTTGACAGTACACATAAAGTATGATACCATGTGTTTAGAAGCTGACAAAAAGATCAGCTCCACGTCCTTTAACAACTTTTAGGAAATTACAATGCAAGTAATTAAAATTACAGCCGTCAAAAACGAGGGCAACCCAGACTTCTTCACCGCCATCGTAATCCAGACGTCCGAAAAACAAACCGTGGATTACGGTCACTTCGGCTCGACTAAGTACACTTGGCAGAGTCACGCGATCGGGGTCAACTGCATACACATCACGCCCCACGACCACAGCATCCACGAGTATCACATCCACGATCCGGTCTTTTGGAAATACTTCAAGCGGATCAGTGAGGACAACGATCTGATAAAAGAGTGGTTCGACGTCCCGGACACAGATGAGGAGTTAATCAAGTTCGACTTCGAGGCATACACCAAGATGGAAAACCCACGGGCTGAACCAAAGTCCTAACCAAACGCCAGCGGGCGGTGCGTAGGGTATCATCTTCATCCCCTGTAACACCCGCAGCTTGAGCCGGTCTCAGTATTCTGCCTTGCATAGAGGTATGAATCGATTCCAACCGGTGATCAAGCCGTCCGACCCACGTTACGGGTCTTTTTCTATATATAGGGCCAGAAAATAAAAAAATATTTTTTTATTTAAAATGGCGTAACCGGCGTAACCGTGTAACCACGGCCCAGAGGCCCCGTATTTACTGGGTTTGTTGGTTACACTATGGTTACACGGGTTACAGAAGTATCGTTAAGATCAAAAACTCGTTAAGGGGGGTCTAGCTTTTTTTATTTTTTTTATTTTTCTGGCTCTATATACTACTGCGGCATGAATAGTTCAGCCCTAGCTAAAGCAAAGTACCGCGATCTTGAGAAGAAACCTGGCAAGCCCGGTAGACCCAAGGTCACTCCAGACACTCCACTCACCCGTAAGCAAGAGCTTTTTGTTAAAGAACTGGTGTCGAAAGATGGCCAGATAACTTTGAGAGAAGCAGCCGTCAATGCGGGCTACCCTGAATCCTCTGCTCACACCCGAGCCTACGAGATGACCAATCCGGCTATCTGTCCGCATGTGGTCAAGGCAATCAATCAGTATCGCGCTGAACTGGACCGTAAATATGGGATAGACTTCAGTCGTCATCTGCGTGACCTACAGAAGATTCGGGATGCGGCCTTTTCTGACAAAAACTACTCCGCAGCCGTGATGGCGGAATATCGTCGCGGTCAGGCTCATGGCAATATTTACATCAACAAGTCTGAAATCAGGCATGGCACAATAGACAGCATGTCAAAAGAAGAGGTTTTAAAAGCAATTGCAGAACTTAGAGGTACCGTGGGAAGAACCATCGAAGCAGAAGCGGAAGACGCCAATTACGAGGAGATCGACGGAAAGCCAATTCTGGTCAAGCATGAAACGACAGATAGCCAAGCAGATGCCTCAATGGAAGGTAACACGGCTTGAAAGTTGGGCATCTCAGGGTGTCCCAGACGTTATGATCTTAGACACACAGTCTAGGTTTCAACTAATCGAACTCAAGAACACCACTACCAACAAAGTAACAATTAGTCCTCATCAAGTAAGTTTTCTTACCACACATGCGGATGCTCCTGTCTGGCTCGTGGTCCGTCGGATGCGGGCGGAGGATACCGATTACTTCCTGTTCTCTGGCGATCAGGTCGAGGACGTCAAACGACACGGGCTTGAAGCGGTAGAGCCTGTTCTCCACTCCAACACTGTCAATGCTCTCATCGATCACATTGACACCCACTAGATAGCCCCATATAATAATGTCTCATATCTAGGAGGCATGATGTTTATATTCTATCTGCTTGAGAAATGGATCAGGGGTCCAGGAACGAAAGAAACCATTAGACGATTAAAGGAAAAGGAAGAGAGGAGACGCAGAAATGACAATAGAAGAATTGATTAATCAACTTCAGCATGAGATTGAAAACAAAGCTCGATTGCATGAGCTTGCTTGGGAGCTGGTAAACCTTACTCGACCGGAGCAGACGCAGAAATGAGTGAATATGTTTGTGCTAAGAGGAATTAGACGATGTGGATATGTGAAGTTTGCGGCCACCAATGGTCAGCGATGATGAGCGACAGCGAAGTCCCAGAGCGTTGCGAATGTGGTGGGAAAACAAAAGAACATTATTCAGGAGACGCAGAAATGAAATTGACGATTACAGAGGAAAGTAGCTTCGCACAGATCACCGAGTTGGCTGAGTCACTAGGGTGGAAAGACACTTTCGGCAGCGGGGAGGATTGGACCCCAGAAGAGTCTGACGCTTGTTTTTCCTCTGCTATAGATTACTTGGTGAAATGGTTTGGTGAGGATAATGTCTTTTTTGAGGCTTGACGTACACATAAAGATTCTATACATTGGCCTCAAATCCACCACGTAACGGGAGTTTGATATGGCTGAACAAGTAACAATGGATGCAAAGTTTTTTGAATCGCTTATCCACAGTTTAGATTGCTACGCTGAAGACTTGAGATATAAGTTCCTCGGAAATGACATTGATACTGTTAATTTCAGTACAAGCGGAACGCCGTCATTTGATAGCGAAGAAGATATGAATGAGTACCTAGCTAATCTTTATGAAGAAGTGAGAGATGCTAAAGAAATTTTGAACCCAAGAGACAAGGTTATTCGTGAGTTAAAAGAAAAGATTCAACAAGAAAAAGCACCAGAAACACTTCACAAACTGTGTTTGGAGTTGGCTAGTTTGTTTGAGGAGAACGATGATGGAAAGAAGTGAAAAAGAACTGAGACCGTATGCAGAGTATTTGTTGAAAATTCTGGAGTACTGGAGTTGGGACGTTGGGGTAAGTGGCACTCTCGACATTCGTTCTGATTTTAAAACTCAGGAAAAATTGGACAGCTATATAAAAACGTTGAAAAAACAACTGGACGAAAACCGGCTAGACGTAATGAAGGATCGCGTCGGGGCTTTAGAGTTTGGTGAAGAGGTTTTCAGGGACGGCCTAGTGGACACTGAGGAAGGCGTGTATCTGGCCTCTGTAATGCGTGAGGCTCGCATCCGATTAGAAGCTGAAATAAAAGACTTGACGCCCACATAAAAGGCGCATACATTAGCCTTTTATCCACCATAAAACGGGAATCAAAAATGAAACTATTAGACACCAGTGGCGGCAATACAAAGCTACGCAAAAATAACCGCGATAAAGCTATACGGGTCGCGGGCTTATCCTTAAAACCGAATGATTCGCTTTGCCCTATGCGTAAAACCGCGGAATGCGAATTGCCTTGCCTCGAAGCTGCGGGTCGGGGCGGCATGTCAAACGTTAGTGAGGGGCGGCAGCGGAAGACTGATTTCTATATGCAAGACCGTTCCGGCTTTCTGGAAAAGCTCTATAACGAATTGCACAATTTTCAAAAACTATGCGACCGTAATAACGTCGAGCCTTATGTGCGGCTTAACGTCCTTTCCGACGTTCAATGGGAATTGGAAACCAATGGTGCGATACCGCAAAGCTTTCCGAAATTGAATCTGTTTGACTACACTAAAATCGCCAAAAGACTCGACCGTGTTCCTCATAATTATTCGCTAATGTTCAGCTATTCCAAAGCGAGGCGATATCAATCTCAGGTCGAAACAGCGTTAAAGACTGATAGACCGATTTCAGCAGTATTTCACGGCGGTATGCCGGAGAGTTTTTTAGGGCGGCCCGTGGTCAATGGTGATAACAGCGACATCGTTAACTTACAGCAGCGCGGCAAAATAGTCGGCTTGAAATACAAGCCCCCTCGCGGTAGGCAGATTGATCCATTGCACTCAAGTTTCGTTATTGACGCCAACAGAATACCGGCCTTTTCTGTGGGTTGACATGCACATAAATACCACATATATTTTAACCTCAACTAACTAAAACGGGAATTAAACGATGGATATATATTGCAGACATTGCGGTGAGCCGTGGGAAATTGAGACCTTGCACGATTTTGACGACACTTTTCAGCAGCGGGCAAAGCTATTCGCAAAGCTAGGATGCAATGCCCTATATGATGATGGCGACCGAACCGACCCGTGCAGCCGATCAATGGTAGACCCTAAACGGGCGGCGATTAGCGCACAGCTACAAGATTTCTCGGACTTTCCTGACGAGTGGTCACCGGATGATTATTTGATGATGGCGGGGGAATTTTAAAATGACACTATTCGAAGCGATAGAGATAGCAGAGGGTCTAGATGATACGGCGCAGCCGGATGACGTGATTGACGCCTGGCAATATTTGCACGATACCGGCCTTGCCTATCAATTGCAGGGCTTTTTCGGTCGCAATTGTGTGGCATTACTGGAGGCGGGAATTATTCATGACTGATGAAATCAAAACAATTATGCTCGGTGATTTCGATAAACGCGACACAGACTATCTGAGCGAATTAATTGCAGATCATTTGGCCGCGTTAGAGATCAAAGCCGAATCGTTTGCTTTTCATATAGAAGTCGAATATCAAGAGCTGCGCGATAATTAACAGTGAAACAAGCGCCCCTCGGCCCGCCCCTGTCAAGTAAAAGTTTTTGACTCGTGGACCGTGGGGGCTGAGGCTTGACATATATGCAACTAATGTGCGTATAATGGCCATTCAATCAAAACGGGAGTATTGAAAAATGAAACTATTCACAAAAGAAATCGAAAAGGCGCTCGCGGATAACGCGAGCGTGGAAGAATCCACGCGCCGCCCCGTCCTTAAACTATTTGGGGGCGGCGCGTGTACGTGGTTGATCTCTGAGCGTCTAGATAAGGATACGCTTTTCGGGTTGTGCGATCTGGGCATGGGCTACCCTGAATTAGGTTATGTTTCCCAGTCCGAGCTTGAGCGGTTGCGGTTCGGGATGCATGGCGCGGGGGTCGAGGTGGTCGAGCGTGATATGTATTTCACCCCAGAAAAAACCCTTTCTGAATACGCGAAGGATGCCCGAGCAGCGGGCATGATCGTTGCCTGATCGCTACCACTCCACGGGTGGCGAGCCGTGAGCCGTGGGTCGGGGTTATCCCGTTTTTGTCCTGGCGTCACGGATCGGCGGGCCCGCCCTCGAAAGGGGGCGGGCTTTTTTTATCCCCCAAGTGAAACGACCTCCGCAGGAGGTGGGGGATAGTTGACATGCACATAGCAGTCGCATATAATGGGTTCTCTTTTATTGAAACGTGGAGACAGACAATGGACCAAAAAGAGAAGGCAATTGCTGACGCAGTCAACAGCAACAACCAGATGGACTGGTTGTTCGCGGGCGTCGGACACCGACCCGAGGGCGAACGATGCCCTTGGATCGTGGGATACAAAACCACCGAGCAGCTCCGGCAATATGTAAGCGCCTGTTTGGTCGGGAGCAGCGAGAGCCCTGAGATGTTGCTTTGGATGATAGGCGCAAGCTTTCGGAATTTTATCCAAGAAGAGCTTGACCAGAGAGCCGAGGTATAATATTCTATGTGCATGGGGCAACGACGTCCCATGTAAACTTAAACAATCGTGGAGATACAAAATGAAAAAACACACAAATATTGAGTTCACAAAAAAGGAAGCCCAAGCTATTGCGGAGGCTCTGGATATCGCTTCTAATATTTCGCATATAGCAGAAGATGATAGACCTTCTGGAACCAAATATATTAGTAACCTCGAAGCGATTCGCAATCTGAGCTATAAGATCTACCGCAGCCAAGTAACAGGCGCCCAGATCACAATGGTGGATAAGGACGACTGACCTCCGCGACTGGTGGCCCGAGGGCCACCGACCCCAAACAAAAGCCCAGTCCCGACTGGGCTTTTTTATGCCTGCAATCTGTGCGACCCGACCCCCACACACGCAAAAAGTGCCGCGTGTCCCACATGGCCAAGGGGCCATGTGTCACACTCCCCCCTCCGCCCGCCTTCCCTTTTGACTTTAGGCGGAGGGGGGAGTGTGAGTAGGAGTCCCGGAATAGAGGCTAGTAGAGATGTTTAGGATTCCGTGAGATAGTTGCTGGAGATGTAGGGCAGTGTCGTGTGTCAGACAGCAGCTTGTGCATGTTTGTCACAAACAATCATGTAAAAAATAATTTTATAAAAAAATTTACCGAGGTATAATAAACTTGCATAAACAAGGAGCCTTGGGCCATGTACGATGAAAAGCAATACCTGAAAGCTGACGGATTTGACGACGCGATAGTGGGCACGGCCCACGGCATGACTGTGGATGAGGATGGGGGACCTATTCTGATCTACGACATTGAAAAATGTGTTGATATCATTATGGACGGCGCGGTGGACATGGAGCGTGAAGAAGCCTATGAGTACTTTAATTTTAACGTGATAGGCGCGTTTCACGGCCCACAGACCCCTATTTTCCTGGACCGGGCTGTTTTGGATTACCGAGAACTTTGGGATAAGTGACTGAATTAGCTAAAGAAACTGACGAACATCTGCTTAAACTTGAGCTGCGATTAGCGCAGCTTGAGCGCATTGAGGGGTGTCAGACTAACTTCCTGGACTTTGTTCGAGCGATGTGGCCGGAGTTTATTGCCGGTGAGCATCATCGAATTATTTCTGAGAAGCTTGAACGGGTAGCGCGGGGCGAGTTGAAGCGGTTGATAGTCAATATGCCGCCGCGTCATACCAAGAGTGAGTTTGCGAGTTTTCTGTTTCCTGCCTGGATGGTGGGTAAGAATCCTGCGATGAAGATTATTCAGGCGACGCACACCACGGAGCTTGCGGTAGGCTTTGGTCGTAAGGTGAAGAACTTGCTGGAGCGGGAGGATTATCTTGACATATTTCCTGACTCGAAGCTGGCTGCGGATTCTAAAGCCAGTGGTCGGTGGGATACGGCTCGTGGCGGCATGTACTATGCTGTTGGTGTTGGCAGTAATCTGGCTGGTCGCGGTGCCGATTTATGTATTATCGACGATCCCCATTCTGAGCAGACTGCTATGTCGAATGCGGGGTTTGATGACGCCTGGGACTGGTACACGGGTGGTCCCAGACAGCGTTTGCAGCCGGGTGGATCGATAGTTTTGGTGATGACCCGTTGGTCCGAGAAGGATTTGACGGGTCAACTGGTTCGTCAGATGGCCAGGGACGAGAACGCTGATCAGTGGGAAGTTGTTGAATTTCCTATGGAGTTACCCTCTGGCAAGCCTGTTTGGCCCGAATACTGGTCGTTGGAGGATTTGGTTTCTGTTAAGGCGTCGATTCCGCCGAGTAAGTGGAACGCGCAGTACCAGCAGCAGCCCACGGGTGACGATAACAGCATTCTCAAGCGCGAGTGGTGGAATGTGTGGGAGGCTGAGAAGATTCCGAAGCTTTCTTTTGTAATACAGAGCTATGACACGGCCTTTTCTAAGCGCGAGACAGCGGACTACAGTGCGATTACGACATGGGGCGTTTTTTACCCAGATGAGGGCTCTCAGCCCAATCTGATCCTCCTGGACAGCCAGAAGGGCCGTTGGGACTTCCCCGAGCTAAAAACCATAGCGTATGACCAGTGGAAGTACTGGGACCCGGAGACGGTGATTATTGAGGCGAAGGCCACGGGTATGCCGTTGACGCACGAGCTACGTAATATGGGAATTCCTGTGGTAAACTTTACCCCGTCTCGGGGCAATGATAAGGTCACGAGAGTGCATGCTATCGCCCCGTTGTTAGAAGCGGGAATGGTTTGGGCCCCCGATACCCAGTGGGCACATGAGTTGGTCGAAGAGTGTGCGGCGTTTCCTAATGGTGAGCATGACGATCTGGTGGACAGTACCACGCAGGCGTTGATGCGTTACCGTCAGGGTAACTTTGTACAGCTCCCGACAGATGATTGGGAGGATAAGGATCACGGCTCACGGTCCTTTCGTTACTACGGGTAATAAATATGGGTAGCAAAAAAACAGGTTTTAGTCCTGGCACGATGGTCCAAGTTAGTCCGGGAAATTTTGTCCCAGCTTCTGATATTCGACAAATAAATGTCGTGGGGCAACGTCCGGGGGGTGTTTCAGGCCCTGGTGCATCGTTTATCGGTATGGGCGCTCCCAGCGCGGACAACTTCTCCGTTTTCGACACTTTGGGCTCCCCTTCTATTTTTGAAAACGTCCCTCTTTCAGACATACCTTTTGATGCTATGACCCCAGAGCAGCGAGCAGCGGCTCTTGCGGCTGCTGAAGAAGAGGAAAAATCTGGTTTTAATAACCCTTTTGCATACGCAGAGGCTATTGATGCCCTGGGCATGGGAGACGCCTCTACAGCGGCTTTTAACCAGGCACTGGCTTTTGATGCCATGAATCTTGGCGCACAGGATGCCAATCAGACTGGGTTTGAGAATTTAAACGGCTCTGGAGAGGACGAAATAGAGTTCACTCCCGATTCTTTTCAAGGCGTGTATGACGCCGCTGCGGGCGGCTTTGATATTGACGGAGTCTTCTACCGCTATGATGGGGTGAGTTCCAAAGGCGCTGATGGAAAACCCATCAACGTCGTAGACGGTGGCACGTATAAGCTGGTTACACAGAAAGACGGCTCTGTATCGGTAGAGGCCGTGGCGGGTAGCGGAGCGGGCGAAGAAGACAAAAAGGATGATCTGCCGGAGGTAGACGGTGATTACAACTTCGATGACATAATGAAAGTCGTCGGGTTGATAAACGCTGGTGCGTACACCGTCCAGCAAATTGCTGACAGATACGGTGTTGATCCCACGGAAGTACAGAAAGCTGTAGATGATAACACGTCTAACACGGTTACAGGTGGTGCTGGTAATGACACTCTTACAGGAGCGGCTGGTAATGACACGCTTTCAGGTGGTGCTGGCAACGACACTCTTACGGGAGGGGCCGGTAATGACACGGTTATAGGTGGTGGAGGTAACGATACACTAACGGGTGGTGGGGGCAACGACGATTTAAACGGTGAGACCGATTCAGCGGAAAACGACGACCTCGATATCGACCTCTTACCTGGCCTCATTGACCTTTTACCGGGTCTCATAGGTGGTTTCTTGCCGGAAGATAAAGACGATGATCCCGATCCCGATTCTGTGGCTCAACCACCCTTACCGGTGCCTGTGGGAGGTGTCCCGGCGGACCCAGGGTTTGTTACACGCGATGACGTCCTGGTGGAGTTTGATACTCCCGATTATGACCCCTATTCGATTCTACCGGCCCCTACTACTGAGCCGTTCTTAGCAGACCGCAGGGCCGGGGACATAGCGTCCTCTTTGGACGTTCTGGGCTTCAGACCCTCTCAGGGCTTGGATCAGCGCCCAGAGACTATGGCTCGTGTAGAGGATTACGCGCAGCGATTTGGCGTGGGCCCACAAGATTTCCCCCAAGATGAGATTACGCCTTTTGAGACACAGTTTGGGATAAACATCCCCGATGCTTCTCGAAACTTCCCTGTTCGACCACAAAGCATTTTAGAAACGCCACGCTTTGACCCTACAAAACCAAGGGACACAGAAGAGGACGGGGACATGCGCCTGTTTGCAGGCGGAGGTGTGGCGGAGTCTTCTGATGGCATTGGCTCGTTAATGAAGCGTCGAGAGGGCGCGGTCACTCGGATGCTGCTCAATAAGGCTGGTGCGTTGCCTTCTTTTCAAAATGGAGGTGAAGCGAGACGTCCCCTTTCGCCCACGGACCCCCTGTATATCAGGGATGATAGAGTGCCATCTGCTGCGGCACTTTCTGACATGCAACGTGCAGAAATACCTTTTGATTCCAGTTTAACAGGAAAAAAAACTTTTGATTCCGTAATGGATAGGCTCCAAGACGTGGGTCAGGGTTTTGCAGACATCCCAGGTTTTGTGGCTAATTATTTTATAAGACCAGACGAGAAAGGTCAGCCTAGTTTGGTTTCTCCAACAGAGGTCGCCAGCGATGCATTGGGTCTTGGTAAAGCTATGGCGGCGAGTGCCGTAGAGGACCCCGTAGGTTTTACTTTAGATATTTTACCGGTGGTGTCTAACGTAAGAGCGGGCATGGAAGCAAATCGTTTGTATGAAGAGGCTGACAATTTAGAAGCACGAGGAGACAACCTCTCTGCTGCAAAAACACGTTCCTTGGCATCTTTAAGCACCACAGACATGTTGAACCCTTTGCCAACGGGTTTTGCTTTAAAATCCATCATTGCAGGACCTGTGGCCAGAACCTCCATGGAAAAGCTAACGGATGTTAGATTAAATCAAATACAGCGAGAATACGATTATGGGGAGATGGGTGGCAGAAGTGCTTCAGATCGTGCGAGGGAATTAGAAGAAGAAGTTTTTCTTGAAACAGGGGCTTTTTTAGCGCCTGACGGAAAACGTCAATTTGAAATAGACACCAGAGACGCAAGAGTTAACGAAAACGCTTTAATGACCATGTTTACCTATATGGGAGACATTCGACCCATCGAGTTACCACAAGTTTTAGATTTCCCAGAGTTATATGAGAACTATCCTCAACTTAAAGATGTAAAAGTGACTTTGGACCCAAAACCCGGTGAGAAAGGCTCATACGCTCCTGCGAACAAAATAATTAGATTAAATCCTAATGAAATAGAATTTTCTCAAGTTCCGTTAACTTCCGTAGTTTTGCATGAAGTGCAACACGCTGTTCAAGATATAGAAGGTTATTTAAAGCCAGAAAGTTTCTCGGAAGGTTTTCTTACTCATGAGCAATATCGCGGACTACCCGTTGAGGTTGAAGCTCGTAATGTTCAAAGAAGGTTTGAAGACCCTATTACCGATCTTTTTGGAAGGAAAACGCAGCTTCCTTATCTCTCACAAGATCGCTCCCTTGATCAAATGACAGATGCCGCTGCATTGCGGCAGAAATACTTAAACGAAAACCCAAGGATTAGAGACCTATTGAAAGAAGACCCAGAGACGGCCAGAGGACTTGGGTTTGATTTCCTTAATAAAAGCGATTCTCAAAAAATAGACGAAACGATGGCTCGAATATTAGAGAGAATAAAAAATCAAGAAAACACTGGTCGTACCAGAGGTCAGAGGATAGAAGAAAGCCCTAACATAACTAGGGTGAATAAACGCGGTGACCCGTATGACCGGGAGGGATAGTTAATGGCTAACGGCACTGAAGGCGTAACATCAATGGTAGAGCGGCTCACGGGCGATGCACCGATAGAGCTAACCGTTGAGGAACAAGTAGAAATAGCTTTGCCGGGTGCGTTGAACAATGCACCAAGAGAGGGCTTGGATATTGAAATTGAACAGACTGAGGACGGTGGGGTCATAGTTGACTTTGACCCTGGATCGGATTCAGTGGATGAGAGCGACTTCAACCGAAATCTAGCGGAAGAGATGGACATGGGCCAACTAGGCGCTGTGGCCAATGATTTGTTGAGTGAGTACGACTCTAACAAAGCCTCTCGTCAGGACTGGGAAGACGGCTATTCTAAAGGTTTGGAAATGTTGGGTTTCAACTACCAAGAGCGATCCGAGCCCTTCAGAGGCGCTACTGGCGTCACTCACCCTCTTTTAGCGGAAGCTGCCACTCAGTTTCAAGCTCAAGCCTTTAACGAAATGCTGCCTCCGTCAGGGCCTGTCAGGACTACTGTGGTTGGAGGTGTTACTAAAGAAAAAGAAAAACAAGCCAAACGTGTTCGGGAGTTTATGAATTACTACATCACCAATGTGATGGAAGAGTACACTCCTGAGTTTGACCAAATGTTGTTCTATTTGCCACTGGCAGGGTCAACATTTAAGAAAGTTTACTTTGATGCAGCACTGGATAGGGTCGTTAGTAGCTTTGTTCCAGCCGAAAACCTGGTGGTTCCGTACAACACCAGCAGTTTGGAGACCTGTCCCTGCATAACCAACGTGATTTCGATGCCTTTGAACCAGCTTCGAAAGCTTCAAATCTCTGGTTTTTACAGAGATGTCCCTGTTTCGGCCACACAACCGGATCAGAGCGACATTTCTGAAGAAATGGACAAGATTCAGGGCCAACAGCCTGGAAATATTGACTACGACACTACCATCTTTGAATTTCATGCTGAATTAGACCTTCCCGATTTTGAAGACAAGGACGAAAATGGCGAAGAAACAGGCATAAAACTACCTTACATTATCACAATAGCCGAAGATACCGGCCAAGTTCTGTCAATTCGACGAAATTATGCCGAGGATGACGAGAATAAAGCAAAAATTCAGTATTTTGTGCATTATAAGTTTCTCCCAGGTCTCGGTTTTTACGGTTTGGGTCTAATTCACACCATTGGGGGTCTTTCTAGGACGGCTACAGCCGCTTTGAGGCAATTAATTGATGCAGGAACCTTGTCAAACCTTCCTGCGGGCTTCAAAGCACGTGGTTTACGCATAGCGGAAGACAGTGAACCTCTCCAACCTGGTGAATTTAGGGATGTAGACGCTCCTGGTGGCGCGATTCGAGAGAGTTTGCTGCCGCTGCCCTTTAAAGGCCCCGATACTACTCTTTTTCAGCTATTAGGCTTCGTGGTAGAGGCGGGAAGGCGTTTTGCCACCATAACTGACATGAAGGTAGGGGAGGGTAACCAACAGGCCGCTGTGGGCACCACAGTCGCTCTCTTGGAGCAGGGCAGCCGTGTCATGAGCGCGGTGCATAAACGTTTGCACTACGCCATGCGGTTGGAATTCAAGCTTATGGCTCGCGTTATGCATGAGTCCTTGCCTCAAGAATATCCGTTTTCTATTGAAGGAGGCGATCAAGAGGTCATGGCGTCAGATTTTGACGACCGTGTAGACGTTATTCCTGTTTCTAATCCAAATGTTTTTTCACAGGCGCAACGTATTGCCTTAGCTCAGTCTCAGCTACAGCTTGCCACACAAGCACCACAGCTTCACAACCTGCATGAAGCGTATCGTCGCATGTACGATGCTTTGGGTGTTAAGGATGTAGACAAGATTTTAAATGAGGCGGACACAGATGAGCCGATGCCGAAGGACCCTGCTCAAGAAAACATCGATGTCTTGAACAATGTTCCGTTGAAAGCGTTTTATGGTCAAAACCATGATGCTCATATAATGGCTCACCTTTTATTTAGTGCGTCGCCTATAGCGGCACAAAACGTGGTGGTTCTTACGGCTCTTCAAAAACACGTGACAGAGCATGTGCAATTGAAATCCGAAGAGATTGCTATGGTGCAGTTTTTACAAGCCAATGGTCAGCAGTCTCCAACGGATGACCAGATGTTGGAGATAGAAAGTGCCGTTGCTCAGATTATCGCGCAGGAGCTGCAAAATTTGAGGCAGCTTAGTATAGGCATTGCCGGTCAGGCCAATCCGAAAGAGCAACAAGGGCCTGATCCATTGATTGCCTTGAAACAGCAAGAGTTGCAAATCAAAGCACAGGCGGAACAAAATGATGCCGCATTAGATCAAGCCAAGCTTGGCCTGGAAGAGCAAAAGATACAAGAAAGGGCTCGTCAGTTTGATGAAAGACTGGCTAGTCAGGAGGCTCAGACAGCAGCCAGGTTAGACGCGCAAGCAAAAAGAGAATTACTCAGACTTCAAAACCGTAGAGGAGGTTAAGATGAGTGTCGTAAAAATTATGGGTGGACCGATAAAAGAACCACCAAAAGCTACGAATTATGCTGACATCAAGGACCAAGGTCGCATACCATATGCAACTTTAAAAGATGAAAAGACCCCAAATACAGCCAAAGCAAAGGTCACCAAGGGTAAACGTCGTGGTATGGGTGCTGCGCTGCGTGGTGCCGAATTTACTAATGCGTAGGTGACAATATGCCTTTGATGCGTGGGTCTAGTCAGAAGACCATCAGTTCTAACATCAGCAAGCTTAAAGATGAGGGTTATCCTCAGAAGCAAGCGGTGGCTATTGCTTTGAATAAAGCAGGAAAGCCAAAAAAGATGAACAAGGGTGGTGTTGCTTTAAAAGGGTATAGCCCGATTGTGATTAAACCCCAACGTTTTCAAGGAGTTTTTTGATGAGATATGCGATATTGTCGGTGTTTGTTTTGTTGAGCAGTTGCACTTCAGTTCAGCAAGTCATTGATAATAAAGAGTTATATTGTTCCCAATTTTACAAAGGCATCCGAGCTGTTGGACGCGGTGCTTTATCTGCCACAACAGGTGTAGTTGTCCCAGATGTATGCGATACTATAGATGACATAGTTGCTGAAGAAAACGACACCGAATGAAGTTAGGCGGGTTACTTAAATCCCTCGCTCCTACAATAGCCAGTGCTGCTGGCGGCCCTATGGCCGGGATGGCCGTCAAGATGGCTGCCAAAAAGTTGGGTCTTCCAGACTCAGCCACGGCTAATGAAATTGAAGACCTTATCGAAAGAGAGCCAGAAAAGGCCGTGCTGGTAAAGCAGGCGGACGCTGACTTTAAGACTAAGATAAGGGAAATGGAGATTAATCTAGAGTCTTTTAAGACTGAGGTAGAGGATAGAAAGGACGCTAGGACTAAGTTCTCTACAGACTGGACTCCCAAAGTGTTTTCAATACTTACTCTCCTACTTTATGGCGGATTTGTTGTGATCGTCACTTTGATGCCACACGATCAGAATGACGAGACCATTATTAGTCTGGTGTTGGGGCAGCTATCCGGGATATTGGGCACAGCAGCCGCATTCTTCTATGGCGGCTCCAACGGTAAAAACTAATGAGTGAATTAATAGATATGCTTAAACGCCACGAGGGTGAGGTTAGGTCTGAGGATGGCCGCCACGTGGCTTATCAGTGTCCAGACGGAAAATGGACAATAGGTATTGGTCGCAATGTGGATGAGGATGGCGGTATCGGTTTGTCGGAGGAGGAGGTTGATTTTCTGCTCCAAAACGACCTGGAGAGGTGTGAGGCAGAACTTAGCGCAGAATATGTTTGGTTTCGAAGCCTAGAGGGGCCTCGTAAAGACGCTATTTTGAACATTTTCTTTAACCTTGGTGCTACCCGGTTTAGGGGTTTTAAAAACGCCATAGCGGCTATGGAAAAGCAGGACTATGATGCCGCCGCAGTAGAATTTATGGATTCTAGGTGGTCTCGGCAAGTTGGCAATAGGGCCTTAGAACTAACCGACATTATAAAAGCTGGCACTTATGTATGAGTATTCCGCAACCGTCGTTAAAATTGTAGATGGAGACACGGTTGATGTTTTGGTGGACCTTGGCTTTGATACTTACGTGGGTGGCAAGCGTGGTCGTATTCGCCTCTATGGAATTGATGCGCCTGAGAGCAGAACCCGAGATAAAGAGGAAAAGAAATACGGACTCATGGCCAAGAAGTTTGTAGAGGACTTCATGCCGGTAGGCACGGTGGTAACTTTAAAAACGTACAAGGACAAAGGCGGTAAATACGGTCGTTATATGGGTGATTTCAAACGTCACGACAAGTGGCTTTGCGAGGAGTTGATTAAAAACCACATGGCCGTTGAATATTTTGGCCAAAGTAAGTTTGCAATAAAGGAAGCACACCTAGCTAATAGAAAACATCTGATATAAGATTCGCTACGACTTTATAAGACGAGGACGTTATGGATGATTTAGTCGTAGTGCAGTTTGTCCAAAAAAAGATAAAAGAACGAAAGTCTTTGGTTTTGGACCTTTTAGAAAACAACGGCGTTACCTCTTTAGAAGCTTACAAGCAACTCATGGGGGAATTAGACGCTTTAAATTACATAGCACAGGAACTCTTGGGCCTGCTAGAACAACAGGAGCGTATGCATGATTGAAGTGCCGGGTTACTTGGCGGATCAGCTAGATAAAGAAGCTGAAGAAACCAAGCAAAAAGAAGAAGTTTCACGTGAAACCACGGAAAAAGAAGGCGTTGACAAGATGTATGTTGACCCTAAAGCCCGTGTTTTAGACCCCTCTAAGGCGGATGCCTCTCTTCTAGAACGTATGCCAAACCCAACGGGCTGGCGTATGCTGATCCTTCCTTTTCGGGGCAAGGCTCAAACAGAGGGCGGCATTTATATCCCTGATCAAGTTTTGGACGACGGTCAAATACAGACCGTGGTTGGCTGTGTTTTAAAACAAGGTCCTTTGGCTTACAAAGATACAGAAAAGTTCCCAGAGGGCCCCTGGTGTCAGGAAAAAGATTGGGTGATTTTTGCCCGATACGCTGGTTCCAGGTTTCGCATAGATGGTGGTGAGGTTCGCATTCTTAATGATGATGAAATTTTAGCCACTATATCTGATCCAGAAGACATCATTAGCTTTTAAGAGGTAAACATGGCCGAAGAGAACGAAGCGAAAGCTCACAAGCCGGATGACGGCACCGTAGATATAGAGCTGGGGGAAAACGAGGAGGCTGTAGAGGTAGAGGTAGAAGTTGCTGAAACCACTTCAGAAGAGTCAGAAGATCAGTCAGAAGACGATGATGAACATCAGAAATACACTGCTGGTGTTCAAAAGCGTATAGACCGTCTGACAAAAAAAATGCGCGAAGCCGAAAGGCAGCGCGAAGAAGCCGTAACCTATGCCCAGTCTGTTCAGACAGAATCGGATCAATTAAAAGCTAAATTAAAGCAGGTAGATGCTGGATACTTGAATGAATACGGTGGCCGAATCACTGCGGAGCTGGCACAGGCACAGGACGATTATAAACGTGCCATAGCGACAGGTGATCCCGACAAAGCCTTGGAGGCACAGCAAAAGCTGACTAATTTACAGGTGGCCTCTAGCAAGTTAGAGGATGCTAAAAGAGCGCAGCAAGCTCGGGCTGCCCGTCAGGAACAAGCACCTCAAGCCCAACAGCAGCAACAACCCCAACAAGCTCCGCAGCAACAACCCCAACAAGCTCCGCAACGTCCTGACCCAAAAGCGGAAGAGTGGGCGGATAAAAACGAGTGGTTTGGTAAGGACCGCACCATGACTTTTGCTGCGTATGGGATACATCAGGAACTTATTGAGGATGAGGGGTTTGACCCACAAACTAATGAGTACTATGATGAGTTAGATAAGAGGATTAAGCAGGAGTTCCCGCATAAATTCTCTAATAATTCTGATAACGAGACCAGTCGAAAACCCGCCCAAAACGTGGCTGGAGTATCTCGCACCAATTCGTCAACAGGGCGCTCTAAAAAACGGAAACTCACACCTAGCCAGGTTGCTATAGCCAAAAGATTGGGTGTGCCGCTAGAAGAATACGCGAAATATGTCAAATAGGAGATGACAATGGCTACAAAGAAAGTTGGTTTTGAAGGTATTGATCGATCTCCTCGCGCTAAAGACAGCAGGGAGAAGGAGCAACGGCGAAAGCCTTGGGCTCCCCCATCCATGCTCGAAGCACCGCCTGCACCCGAAGGGTATAAGCACCGGTGGATTAGAGCAGAGGTTCGAGGTTTTGACGACCGTAAGAACATCTCTGCTCGTTTGAGAGAGGGGTATGAGCTTGTGAGAGCAGATGAATACCCTGATTTTGAGGCCCCGGTAGTTGAATCAGGAAAATTTGAAGGTGTGTTTGGAGTTGGTGGATTGGTTCTCGCACGTATACCGATAGAAACGGTTAAAGAAAGGACAGAATACTTCCAAGGGAAGAGCAAAGACCTTTTAGACGCTGTTGATCACGATATGATGCGAGAAAATGCTCATGAAAGCATGGCGATCAATAAACCTGATCGTCAATCTCGTGTAACTTTTGGTGGCCCACGAAAAGATTAGTAGGTCACCCCAATAAGGAGATGTTCCAATGGCAAATCAAGAAACTGCCTATGGTCTACGTCCTGTTGGGCTTGTTGGTGCAGGTGTTAACTCCACTGGGGTAACTCAGTACGAGATTGCCAGCAACAATACAAATGCCATTTTCAATGGCGCTATTGTCGTTCCTACGGCAGCGGGCGTAATTGATCAAGCAGGTGCTACCAATGGTGGTACCACGCAGGCACTTGGCGTCCTAATGGGTGTAGAGTACCAAGACTCGGTTCAGAAAAAGCCGGTCTTTATTAACTATTGGCCTGGTAGCGGAAGCGTGAGCGTGGACACTAATTTCCCCGTAAAAGCTTTCGTTGCAGACAACCCAAATCAGCTTTTCCAAGTCGCTTCTGATGCGTCTCTTACAGACAGAGCAACAGCATTGGCTACGGTATTTGCTAACACAGATTTGGGCACGTCAGCTCGTACAGGCAGCACAAACACTGGTCGCTCTAATTCGGCAGCTAGTGTGGCTAATGTTGCAGTGACTGCGACATTACCGCTGCGTATTGTTGGTATCGTGGACGATGAAGCGAATAGCGATTTTGCCGCTGCTGGCATACCGTTGTTAGTTCGTCTGAACGCGCATTTTAACGCTGGAAGCCGCCGGTTTGATTCTCAAACCACTGCGGATTCTACCGGCATTTAAGGAGGGTTTAACTAATGGCTATTTCTCGCGCACAACTTGCGAAAGAGCTAGAACCCGGCCTTAATGCCTTGTTCGGGCTCGAATACGACCGATACGACAACGAGCATACTGAGATTTTTGAAACAGAATCTTCAGATCGTGCTTTTGAAGAAGAAGTGATGCTGTCTGGTTTTGGCACTGCGCCAGTTAAATCAGAAGGTGGAGCGATTTCATTTGATGACGCGCAGGAGACTTATACTGCTCGTTATACACACGAAACCATTGCTCTGGCTTTTAGCATTACTGAAGAAGCTGTAGAGGACAACCTGTACGATAGGCTTGCTGCTCGATATACCCGTGCTTTAGCGCGGTCTATGTCTCAGACCAAGCAAATCAAGGCGGCCTCTATATTGAACAATGCGTTTAGCACAGGCTCACCTGTTGGTGACGGTGCCGCGCTTTGTTCGGCAGCGCACCCCTCTCTGACGGGTAACCAGCGTAATAAGCTTACTGTTGCAGCGGACCTCAATGAGACGTCGCTTGAGCAAATGCTTATCGATATTGCTGGTTTAACTGACGAGCGAGGTCTAAAGATCGCCATACGTGGCATGAAGTTAATCATTCCAAAAGAGCTGCAATTTATTGCAGAGCGTGTGATGAACTCCAACCTACGTTCAGCTACGGCGGATAACGACGTAAACGCTCTTAAATCTATGGGTATGCTCCCTGAAGGTGCGGTGGTAAATCACTTCCTCACCGATACGGATGCCTTCTTCATTAAGACAGATGCACCTAATGGGTTTAAGTTGTTCGAACGTACTGCCATAACTACGGGTATGGAAGGCGACTTTGATACTGGAAACATGCGATTCAAGGCTCGGGAGCGATATAGCTTCGGTGTCTCTGATTGGAGATGTGTTTTCGGAACTGAAGGCGCTTAACCACCGGAAGGTGTGGAAGAAGGGGTGGCTTGTGTCACCCCTTTTTTTATCGTATCGTACACAAATCCTGACAGTCGCATCCTGTGACTGACACTAGCCAAGACAGGAGATCAGCATGGCTAATACTACTTTTAGTGGTCCCGTCCGTTCAGAGAACGGTTTTCAAGATATAACCAAAAATGCCACCACCGGTGCTGTTACTAGCACAATGACGCTCAAGACTTACGAGACGACCATTACTGTGGCAGACGGTGCCACCACTGGTAAAGAGGCGGCTATTGGTATTCCGTCAAACTTTATACCTATGGCTGTTACGGTCGCTGTTACCACAGCCGCTGCAAACGCTGTAACTCTCAATGATATAGGCACCGATGCAAACACAGATGGCTTTGTCGATGGCATTTCCGCCGCTGTAAATTCAGTCGGATTCAAAGGTTTTTTCCCGTGTAACGGCGTTCTTGGAATGTCGGGTGGCGCAACTACAGCGGCCACAGAAACGGCAGACGAAGTGGAGCTTGTTGTTTCGGGTGATCCCGGCGGCGACACAGTGATTGTTCTGAAGTTTTTTGGCATATCTAGCTCTTCTGACGCATCCTAATAGGAGATAGATATGGCTAATTCAGACGTAAGATCGAAACGTCTGACGGGAACTGGGGCGGCCAATACTGGCCGCGCTAGGCTTCGTCAAGTTCAGGTCCTGGTTGGTTCGGGAGCGGGCCGTTTAACCCTTACCAACGGTAATGGTGGTGCAACAATAGTTGATCTAGACTTTGTTCAATCGTCCACGCACTCTGTAAACATACCGGACGAGGGGCTACTGTTTATCTCTGATATACATGTGGGGACAGCAACGAACATTACGGCTTTAACCATATTCTTTAGCTAGGTGATTTATGGCAGAGCGCAAACGCAACAATATGCCGAAGCGCAATAAGACTAATTTTCGCCCCACTAAAAAGGGAGCGGGGATGACTAAGGCCGGAGTAAAAGCTTACCGAAAGAAAAATCCTGGTTCTAAACTGCAAACAGCCGTAACCGGAAAAGTTAAAAAGGGCAGCAAAGATGCAAAACGTCGTAAATCTTTTTGTGCGCGTTCTGCGGGGCAGATGAAAAAATTTCCCAAAGCTGCCAAAAACCCTAACTCTAGGCTACGTCAGGCTAGAAAAAGGTGGAAATGTTAAGAGGAACTGCTCATGGGTAGTAGAGTTCGAACAGGAACGGTAGTGCCTGCGTCCAAGTGTGGTGTTATTAAAATGGCTAAAGGTGGCGCTGCCAAGAAAAAGGGCAGCAAAATTTGCCCGGAGGGCAAAGCCTGGGCGAAAAGAACATTTGATACTTATCCAAGCGCATACGCCAATTTAGCTGCTTCAAAGTATTGTAAAGACCCTAATTACGCCAAAAAATCGAAAGGCGGTAAGAGGAAAGGACGTTAATGGGTGAGCTAAAAAAATGGCTCAAGCAGGATTGGGTCAGGATAGATAGTTCCGGCAATATTGCGGGGAAATGCGGCACGTCTAAGGACAAGAAAAACCCTGATCGGTGTTTGCCCCGTTCTAAAGCACAAAGTTTGTCTAAAAAAGAACGCGCAACTACTGCTCGTAAAAAAAGAAAAGAAGGGGCTAAAGGCAAAACGGTAGTATCTAACACTGAAAAAGCGAAAGTCCGTAAAATGAGTGAGGGCGGTTTAGTAAGCAGAGGATGCGGTGCCATCATGCCAGATCGTAAGAAAAAGACACGGTATGCATGAATTTTTTGTTGGAAACGAAAAAAAGATTTACAATGAAATAAGAGAGTGGTCCAGAACTCTCTTAGAGAAAAAGAACCCAGAATTTAATGGGTTACCCGCTTGCCCTTATGCTAAAGCAGCTTGGGCAGCGCAACGGGTTTCGGTTATTTTTAAACGCGATCCCGCTAATTATCAGGACTTGTGGACGGTCATATCTACCTGGGACGACAAGGTGGATTTGGTAATTATCGTGGATTTAGCGTTTACCGAAGACTCAGACGCCTTCCACGAATACCTCGATGACATCAATCAAGCTATATCTGACGGTATATTTATAGACCGTGACATTTGGGTCATGGGATTTCATCCCGATCAAGATGTGAATGAGCTTGTAGATGATGGCACATTTGAAGCAGAAACAGAGGACGAATATGCGATGATATTTGTCCAACGTCTTAGCAAGTTAGAGGAATCGGCAGATAAGATACGCCAGTTGGGTTATTATGAACGTTATTTTGACGCATACGACGTCGAAAACATGTATAAGATTCGTCATGAATTTTACAGGAGACTGAAAGATGGCAATGAGTCCTAGAAAGAAAGAAGCAGGTGCGGGCGGCTCTTCAAGGTCTGTGGTTAATTTAGGCAATGGAGCTACCAAAAAACCTAAAAAGATGAGGGGCGGTGGAGATGTAGGTGGTCCCATGAAACCCAAGAAAATGAAAGACGGCGGTGGCCTGAAAGACATGAGTGGTGACGGTAAAATTACTCAAAGAGATCGTATTATGGCTGCTAGAGGTGAAAAACCCGTTAAAAAGAACATGGGCGGAAAGGTCTCTAAGAAGGCGGGCGTTATGAAGAGAAACATGGGCGGAAAGGTCTCTAAGAAGGCGGGCGTCATGAAGAGAATGCGCGGTGGACCCATTAACAAGAAGAAATAACAATGGCTGTTTCTGGTTCTAAAAACTTTGAGTTAGACGTCACCGAATACATTGAGGAGGCGTTTGAGCGTTGTGGTCGAGAGGTTCGTACCGGTTACGACATTAAGACCGCTAAACGCTCTATGAACCTGCTGTTTGCAGATTGGGCCAATAGAGGCTTAAACGCCTGGACAATAGAACAAACGACGCAGGCTTTGACCCAAGGGACTTCTAGTTACAGTTTGGGGGCCGACACTATAGATATTCTATCGGTGGTGGTGCGTAGGTCAGACGTTGATTATGGCATAGAGCGATTGAGTCGGGATGATTACTTGAATATCCCCAACAAGACGACTCAAGGACGTCCGTCTCAATTTTTTCTTGACAGGTTAATTACACCGGTTTTGAAGCTTTGGCCCGTGCCAGAGAACAGTACGGACGTGGTTGTGTTTGATCGGTTAGTTCGAATAGATGACGCGGATACCGCACAAAACACAGTAGAGGTGCCCTTCCGATTTTATCCTTGTTTGGCGGCAGGGTTGGCTTATTACATAGCCATAAAAAAAGCCCCGGATAGAGTACAACTATTGAAAGCTGTGTATGAAGAGGAAATGGATCGTGCTATGAGCATGGATCGTGATCGAGCCTCTTTTAATATTGTGCCAAGTTTGGCGTATTCGCAGAATTTGTAATGGGTAAGTTCGCTGTTGGTAAACATGCCTATGGCATATCAGACAGAAGCGGGTTTCGTTACAAGTTAAACGAGATGAAACGAGAGTGGAATGGCCTCTTGGTGGGCAAAGACGAATGGGAAGAGAAACAGCCTCAGTTAGAGTCTCCAAAAAGCATTACAGACCCGCAGGCTTTGCGTAATCCCAGGCCGGACCGAGTAGAGCCTTTAGACATTTCCGTTGGGGTGCCTCAAGTAGAGGGACCTAGTTTTAAACCCTTATTAGCTAATGGGCAAGTTGGTAGTGTCACGGTGACAATTTCATGAGCTTCACTTTTGCACAATTAAAAACCGCTATTCAGGACTACACTCAGAATACTGAAACTAGTTTTGTGACAAACTTGCCGGTGTTTATTCGTCAGGCAGAGGAGCGCATTTTAAAAAATGTTCAATTGACGTATTTCAGGAAAAATGCAGCAGGAACAGCCAGTAGCGGCAATAAGTTCCTTGCGGCTCCTGGGGACTTTTTAGCGCCGTTTTCTTTGTCCTTTACCGATAGCAGCTCAAACCAAGTATTTTTGGACTATAAAGACGTAAATTTTGTGCAAGAATTTAATCCAAACAGTGCTACCACGGGGAACCCAAGATATTATGCTTTGTTTGATGACAGTAATTTTATCTTGGGACCTACGCCAAATGACAATTATAATGTGGAGTTACACTATTTTTACAGGCCCAATAGTCTTTCCGCTGGTTCAGAAAGTGGCACCACTTGGTTGAGTGAAAATGCCCAAACGACCTTATTATATGGGTGTTTAATAGAGGCTTACACTTATATGAAAGGTGAGCCGGATGTTATGCAAGAGTACGAAAAACGATTTGCAGAAGGCGTGGTTTCTATGAAGAATTTTGGTGAGGCTAAAGAGGTCACAGACGCTTATAGAACAGGTCTGGTTATTAGAGATAAAACTTAATGTTTAAATTAGAAGTGACCAATGACTTTTCTGTAGGAGTGCAGACCACATCCTATAGAGGACACACACCGGAAGAGCTTGCAGACATGTGTGCAGAAAAAATAGTTTCTGTTTCGCAAACGGCACATCCTACTATTCGGCAACAGGCAGAGGCTTTTAAAGAACAAGTTAGACACACGGTTTTGCATTATTTAAAACAGGCGGCAGCGAGTGATAGAACCACTGTTTATAATGCTATTCAGGAGGCTGGCCAGCCTAAACTCGCAGAACTAATAAGGAGGCTATGATGGCTTTTTCAGGCAACTTCATGTGTACCAGCTTCAAAAAAGAATTGATGACGGCTACACATAATTTTACTAACAGCTCGGGCAATACTTTCAAACTTGCTTTGTATACCAACAGTGCCAGTTTTACGGCAGCTACCACCGCTTATACGACTAGTAATGAGGTAAGTGGGACCGGATACAGTGCAGGTGGATCAGCTTTAACAAACGTTACTCCCACTACAAGCAGTACAACGGCACTTACTGATTTTAGTGATTTAACTTTTAGCTCTGCAACGATTACTGCCAGGGGCGCACTTATTTACAATGACAGCGCATCTGGTGATCCATCCGTAGTGGTGTTGGATTTTGGTGGAGATAAAACGTCCACGGCGGGTGATTTTACAATTGTTTTTCCAACAGCAGATGCGAGCAGTGCGATTATAAGAATCGCATAGTGACATGGCCGACGTTACCGTCCCTATAGCTGGTTGGGGTTATGTTGCTTGGGGATCAGGCGGATATGGCTCTGCTCAAACTCTACCCTTAGCCACAGGTGCTGTTGGTAGTGTAACAGTTATCGCAGAGGCCAATGTCCCGGAAACCGGCTTATCGGCCACTGGTGGCGTTGGTAGCGTAACTGCTGTAGCTGCGGGAGATGTTGCAGTAACCGGCATAGCCGCTACGGGCGGCGTTGGAACACTTTCAACGGTTTCCAACAACAATCTGTCAGTCACAGGATTGTCCGCTACTGGTGGCGTTGGCAGTGCAGGCACTTTAGAGGGAACTGGCGTATTCCCGACTGGTATAGGTGCCACTGGTGGTGTTGGATCGGTAACGGTCACAGGTTTATCTAACGTTAGTGTGACTGGTGTTAGTGCCACAGGATCGACAGCCCAGGTCATATTTAATAAAACCGTTCGTTTTGACGGTTGGGGCCGAGGTAGTTGGGGCGAAGGCGGTTGGGGAGCCTCTCTTGGGTTGTCCGCAACCGGCTTTGTGGGTAGTGTAACAGTTGATGCCGGTGTTTTAACGCCAGTCACGGGCATATCTGCTGCGGGCAGCGTGGGCAGTGTTAGTGTTAACGCAGGAGCGTCAACCGCTGTTACGGGCTTAACAGTAACCGGCTCGGTTGGGTCGGTAACGATTGATTTACAACTTGACGTACCTGTAACAGGTCTTCAAGCCACCGGTAGCGTAGGAGCAGTTACAATTGAAGCCGACGCAACCTCTCCTGTTACGGGGTTGTTTGCTACTGGGCAAGTTGGAAGAGTCATAGTTTGGGGTGAAATAGGTCCAGATCAAAATCCAAATTGGACAGAGGAAACTCCGTCACAAACCCCAGGTTGGGTAGAAATAGCCGCTTAATGAGGTGTACCAATGGCAACTTATGTAAACAACTTACGATTAAAAGAAATCGCCACAGGTGACGAAAGCGGAACCTGGGGAACCAGCACAAATACCAATTTAGAGCTTATAGGTGAGGCCCTTGGCTTTAAAACAGAGGCGTCTTTTAGTTCAGATGCCGATGTCACGACGACAGTCGCGGATGGCGCTGCCGATCCGGCCAGGGCACTTTATTTTAAAGTAACCTCGGGTGTTAGCTTAACGGCAACCAGGACGTTAACAATAGCGCCCAACACCGTTTCTCGCGTGATGTTTATTGAAAATGCCACTTCGGGCAGTCAATCAATAAATGTTAGTCAGGGCTCTGGTGCAAACGTCACTATAGCCAACGGTAAAACAGCCTTATTGTATTTAGACGGGGCAGGTTCTGGCGCAGCGGTGGTTCTAGCGAGTCCTCAAGTCGCTGTTACTCAGCTTACAGATGTCACATCTAGTGCATCAGAACTAAACCTAGTAGATGGATCGGCTGCTGATACCGTAGTTAATTCAAAGGCTGTTATATATGGCTCCGCAGGTCAGATAGTCGCTAATGAGCTTGATGTAGATAATATTCAGATAGACGCAAATGCGGTCAAATCTACAAATACTAATGGCAACATACAGCTCTTTCCAAACGGCACAGGTTTTACCGAGCTTTACGGTAACACCAACGCAGGTGCTATTCGCTTCAACTGTGAAAGCAACAGTCACGGTGTAACGCTAAAAGGCCCACCACACTCCGCAGGAGCGACCTATTCTTTAGAACTACCTGATGCTGTAGGTAGTACAGGTCAGTTTGTAAAAGCATCTAATGGTTCCGGCAAACTAGCTTTCGCTACAGTTACTGAGTATTCTGCGCCACAACTGAAAAGCGGTAACTATACTGCTACTGTCGGTGAATTTATTGTAGCGAGTGCGGGGTCGATTACTATTACGCTACCCGCTAGTCCCAGTGCAGGTGATTACGTCACTATTAAAGACGGTACGGGTGCAGCAGAAACTACAAGTTTTACCGTAGGTCGCAACTCAAGCAACATAGCGTCAAGCGCAAGTGATCTTACGTTCGACAAGAACTTCGCTGAGATTACGTTGGTGTACATCAACGGCACTATAGGCTGGAGCGTGTAAATGAGTAATCTTTCTGATCTGCTGCCCAGCGGTGGTGGGCAGAACATTGTTAGTTTCACGGCAGATGGAGCGATTTCTGCTGGTGATCCTGTCAGTTTAGAAACTAACGGCAAGGTTAAAAAAATAACTTCTGCCAACGGTAATTTAGCTAGGTTTATAGGTTTAGCAGATGCGGCTATATCAGATACTGCAACAGGCAAGATCAACGTCAAGGGCAGCATCAACAGCAAGCAGTCCTCGTTGACTATTGGCTCTGACTACTACGCCCAAAGCGATGGCAGTGTCTCTACTACCAGCACAAGCCCAGCGGTGAAGATAGGACAGGCTGTCACTGCCACAACAATCAACATGATGGATTTCGCATGACAAATCTAAGCGATCTTTTACCAGCAGGTGCGGCGAGTAAGCAGCTTGAATTTACTGCGAGTGGAACAATTGCACAGGGTAAACCTGTCATCTTGAACGCTAATGGTACGGTTACACAGGTGGCAGGAGAATCTGCCGATCAAGGTATTGGTTCACCAACAGTATTTGAGTCTGGAAGTGCTCCATATAGTTCACCAACATTTGACTCGTCTAACAACAAAGTTGTTATAGCGTATTGTGATAATAGCAACTCAAGCTACGGAACCGCAGTAGTAGGAACGCCAGCAAGTGATAATTCAATAACATTTGGTACGCCTGTTGTTTTTAATTCTGGTTCTACATCGTATACATCTGCGACATTCGACTCATCTAATAACAAAGTTGTGATTGCTTATACAGATGGAGGGAACTCATCTCACGGCACGGCAATAGTAGGCACAGTTAGTGGAACATCAATCTCGTTTGGTAGTGAAGTGGTGTTTAGGGCGTCAAGTGCTGACTACATATCAACCGTATTTGATTCATCTAACAATAAGGTAGTTGTTGTTTTTAGAGATGCGTCCGGTGCGTCTGGTGGTTATGGCACTGCCATAGTAGGGACGGTAAGCGGGACAAGCATATCGTTCGGGACTAAAGCCGCATACAACAGTGAAAACACTTCAGATCAGGCTGCAACATTTGATTCAAACTCAAATAAAGTTGTTATTGCTTATAAAGACTCTGGCGATAACCAAGGTAAAGCAATCGTAGGCACTGTTAGTGGTACGAGCATATCTTACGGCTCAGCAGGAACATTTGATACTAATGCGCTTACTACTTACATAACAGCAACATTTGATTCCAGTAATAACAAAGTTGCTATTGGTTATAATCAGTCAGCGAATGGCTATTCATACGCAGTTGTAGGAACAGTGAGTGGAACCTCTATATCGTTCGGTAGCTCTGTGCAGATTCAAGCTGCTGGTGCAAATTATATCTCATCTACATTTGACTCCACCGCAGATAAAGTTGTTTTTTCGTACAGAGATGCTGGTAACTCTCTTTATGGAACTCTTATTGTTGGTACTGTATCAGGAACCAGTATTTCGTTTGGGTCAGAAGTTGTGTATGAGTCTGCTCACGTTCAATTTATTGGGTCAACATTTGATTCTAATTTGAATAAAGTGGTTATTACCTACCGAGATGTTGATAACTCCTACTATGGAACAGCGGTTGTATTCCAAGTTGCCTACGATAGTACAAACCTCACTGCCACTAACTTCCTAGGTATAGCGGACGAAGCTATATCTAACGCAGCAAGCGGAAACGTAACGATGAAAGGCGGGATTGCCTCCAACGGTCTGAGCAGTTTGACTCCGGGATCAACCTATTATGTTCAAAGGGACGGGACATTAGCGACATCCGCGGCAAGCCCTAGCGTAGAAGCTGGCAAAGCAATGTCAGCCACAAGCATTAATTTGGATTACAGCACATGAGCAATCTAAGCGATCTACTTCCAGCGGGTGCTGGCGCAAAAGTTATAACGGCCACGGCTAGTGGTAATCTGGCTACAGGACAGGCTGTAGTTCTGAATGCCAACGGTACGGTGTCTGAAATTTCTGGACAAGCAGAAAGCACAGGTTCAGAAGTAGTTTTTGAAACCGCACAGTCTTATCACATTCTGCCTATTTATGACTCCTCAAATAACAAGGTAGTCATTGTCTATACTGATTCTGGAGATTCAAATCACGGTAAAGCTATCGTAGGCACTGTGAGCGGTACAAGCATTAGCTTTGGTACGGCTGTGACATTTAATGCTGCCACAACGTATCAAATCTCTGGTACTTACGATAGCAATGCAAATAAAATAGTCATTGTTTATAAAGATGTCGGAGACAGCAATAAAACTAACTCAATAGTTGGCACTGTAAGCGGAACCAGTATTAGTTTCGGTTCTGAGGCGACCATCACCACAAATGTTGCATCAGATACCAGCACGACATTTGACAGCAATTCAAATAAAGTAGTTACGTTTTACAAAGACACATCCAATAGCAACTATGGTACAGCCGCAGTAGGCACTGTAAGTGGCACTTCTATTTCATACGGGTCTCCAGTTGTTTTTGAGTCTGCTCAATCAAGTTTATATCAACAATCGTCTTGCTTTGACACATCAAGCAATAAAACAGTAGTGGTATATACTGATGTAGGAAATTCAAGTCACGGTACAGCTATAGTTGGCACTGTGAGTGGCACTTCTATTTCATTTGGAACTGCTGTTGTATTTCATGCCGCTGGCACTGCCAATTCAGTGTGTGCATTTGACACCACTAATAACAAAGTGGTTATTGCGTATGAAGATACTGCTGATTCAGAAAAAGGTAAGTCACTCGTTGGGACGGTCAGCGGTACGTCTATATCCTATGGCTCTGAAGTGGAATTTGAGAGTGGCGGCATACAAGAAGTTGGAATGACGTTTGACCCAGACGCAGGGAAAGCGGTTGTGGTGTATATGGATAAAGGCAACAGCAATTACGGAACCTATGCCGTTGGCACTGTGAGTGGTACGTCGATTACTTACGAAACGCCTGTTGTGTTTGCCGCAGCAACGTCAGAAAGATGCACTGCTGCTTATGACACCAATTCAGACAAAGTAGTAATTGGCTTTGAAGACGGTGGTAATAGCAATTACGGGACTTCAGTGGTTCTTCAGGTCGGATCAACCAACTTCGCCGACTTCGTAGGCATCACCAACCAAGCTATCAACAACTCTGCATCAGGCGAAGTGGTGGTCGAGGGCGGGGTGATTACTAACGCAAGTCTGGGTTTGACTTTAACACCCGGAACTACATATTACGTTCAAACAGATGGCAGTCTCGGAACAGGTTCTACCAGTGTGACCGCTGGTAAGGCTTTGGCTGCAACAACACTTTTACTTAAAGGTTAAGACATGAAGACTATTGTAGACAATGCAACGAACACATCACGGTATCTCTTTGCTGATGACAAGTCAGTCACGATGGGAAGCGACACAATTACTGTTGGCGATCCTGCTGAGTTTATCATTGGTGATCTCAACAGCGGCAACGCCACTCTTATCGAGGGAGTTACTGAGCCTGAAGATTGGTACGGGTGTAAATATACATGTGCGTCTGACGGCACGTTCACGGCAGTAGAAGATTGGGTAGACCCAAGAGAAGAGTCTGAGTAATGGAGCTTACTGGTCAAATAGTCTTTGATGTAATTATCCTGATCGGCGGCTTTCTGGCAGCGTGGGCGTACAACCGCATCTACACTTTGCTGGATCGTGTAGATTTAGAAATGAAGCAGATCGCTGAGAAGTATGTTGCCAAAGACGATTACCGTGAAGACATCCGCGAGATCAAAGAGATGCTGGGTGCGATTTTCAAGCGACTAGAAAACAAGGCTGATAAATGAAACTTGATCCTGTCCTTCTCAATATGGCCTGTTCGTGGTCTATGAAGGCGTATGCTGTAAATAACAAAGATGCTATAAAAATAAATAGCAAATGGACATCAACTACAGCATTTGTAGTAAAGCGTAAGTCCGTAGATGTTATTGCCTTCAGAGGAACAAAGCAGAAGCTGGACATTCTGACGGACTTAAACGTCATACCAGTACCCTATGCGGGAAGGTTATGCCACGGTGGTTTTGCCCTTGCTCACAAGTCTGTATGGAAGAAGATAAAAGAACATATAGACCCGAAAAAGCGCACGTTAATTTGCGGTCATAGTCTTGGGGGAGCATTGGCAGAACTGTCTGCATCTATGTTGAACGGCAAGCACGACAACATTAATCTGGTTACCTTTGGCAAGCCTAATGTGTTCTTCAAAGGATTTAAAAAGCCAATGACGCTGGACAACCAGATATCCTGTGTTCAGGGAAGTGATATGGTCGCCAGAATACCGCGTTTGTGCTACGGACCGTCAAGCTCACAGACTATGTTGTACTTCAGCAATAACGGTCCTGACTATATAGACCCAAGCAAAGACGTAAGGGCTGCTGACAGAGGCGGTCTAAGAGATCGAATAACCGATCACATGATGGAAGGATACAAAGAAAGACTGAAGGAGTTTCTCGAAGAGCAGGAGCAAGAAGCTAAGAAGGTTGTTCCTTTAACCAAAGGCGAAATGAGAGAGTTAAAAAGGATTGAAGATGAAATTGATTTTCCCAGTGCTGATTAGTTTATCCATAATGTCTGGATGCACCATCTCTGAGGACATGATTGCTAACAAAGACTTGTACTGCTCTGGTGTCTATAAAGGCATCCGTGCTGTGGGCCGTGTGGCTACTGAAGTAACTACAGGCATAGCTGTACCCGATGTATGCGAAAGTATTGACGAGATCGTCGAGGAGGATACTGAGGGAAAGTCATCAGAAACATAGACGCTCTTACGAGAATCTATTTGTTGACTCTGTAATGGATGATCATATCGCCTGATAACCCGATTGCGAATTACAACGCAGCGCAGGTAGATACCACTCAAAGTCTAACGGTTACCTTATCTTCTGATGCAGTAAAAGAGCTTGATCTACCAGAAGGACAGACCGTTAAAGGGTCAGTATCTGAAGACGGTAACTCAGTAACCATAAGCACTGAGAACGGCGAAGTAAATTTAGTTGGTAGCTTTGCTCAAGTCTCAGGCGAAGATGTAAACGTCAGGGTTAGATCAGCAGAGACTCCTGCTGACACAGAGGTCAAGCAAGGACCGCAGACTGAGGGCCAAGAGCCAACAAGACAGTCAAAGCTAGACACAGTATTTGAAAATACATCTGCCAAGCTAGACAACAATGCGGATGTAGAAAAGCTGCTTACTGATCTTAAAGCAGCGATAGAAGGAGGAGAGAGTTCGGTATTTGGAGAGCTTGATCTGTTTGCTGATTTGCCACCTGTTGAGGTGGAGATTAACAAATACGATACCGAAATAAACTCTTGGGCGTGGGATGCGCCCGAAGCCAGAGAGCTTGAAGATGTTAAGCTGGGTGAAACCTATGTGGACTTTACTGACGGGGAAATCAACAGCGGTGAAGAAGAATGGATGGGATTCGAGCAGCTACTTGGCAATGATGAGGACTGGGAAATTAATATTGATGCTGACATTGGTGATCGGGATCATATTTGGTTACAAGGTCGGGTCGTTGACAACCACGGCAGATTCAACATGTGGTTTGACAATGTTGGCACAGCAGCTTACGCAAAACAGAATATAAACGAAGTTGCTCAAAAGATAGAGAGCTTCGGCATAATAATTGATCACTTGGGCATTGCCCCATACCCAAGAGACAGGGTAGAAAACCCGCCCAAAAGCACTTTTATGGTGGAAGTATGAAGTTAAAAGGACTGTTATCGACACTAGCACCTACCGTGGGCAAAGCCATTGGTGGGCCTATGGGCGGTATGGCGGTTAAGCTAGTGGCAGATAAACTTGGAGTAAGCAACACCACTGATCCTGCCAAGCTAGAAAAATACATTGAAGAACATCCAGACTCCATCAGCGCATTACAAGAGGCAGAGCTAGAGTTTGCAAGAACTTTGGAAGAGCGCAAGATAGACCTTGAGAATTTCAAGGTAGAAGTTCAGGACAGACAAGCGGCAAGAGAGATTTTTGGTGAAGACCCTACACCTAAGATATTTGCAATTATCAGCTTGATGGGCTTTCTGGCGTATATATTCCTAGTTACCTTTCGCGCTGAAGCAGTAGATGACGCTCTAGCCAACATCATATTGGGCTACCTTGGTGGGCTTATTAGCGGTATTAGTGCTTTCTTTTTTGGTAGCAGCAATAACAGAGGCCAGTAATGGAAAAACTAATTGCAATGCTAAGGAGACATGAGGGTGTGGAGACACATGCTTATGAATGCTCTGAAGGAAAAGTTACTGTAGGTGTTGGTCGTAACATAGACCAAGAAGGCGGCATAGGGCTGTCTGATGACGAGGTTGATTACCTGCTACAGAATGATATAGAGCGGGTTATGAAAGAGCTTGCTGCCGAATATTCTTGGTTTAGCGATCTTGACGATGTTCGTAGAGACGCTATGGTTGATATATCTTTTAACCTAGGTGCAACACGTTTGCGACTTTTCAAACGCGCTTTGACTGCTATGGAAGAAGGAGAATATAAGGTAGCAGCTACTGAGTTCCTTGATTCTAAGTGGGCTAAACAAGTGGGTGGGCGTGCTTTGGAGTTGACTGACATGATCTCTAGCGGTGAATACGCAGAGTGAGGGCGAGATGGCAGTTAGAAAATTACAGTTTAAATCAGGGGTAAACAGAGAAAGCA